CTACTTTAGCCGCCTTTACCTGTGAAGCCTGCCCCGATATGTATAGGTTTATTGCTTCGTAGAACTTCTCTTTGTTTAGTGGGTGTACGCCCATAGCCATAATCAATCACTCCTTACTTCAAATATTTCTGTGCCAGATTCTCTCTTATCATTCCAGACATGAAATGTTGCAAGCTCTTAGTCACTTCTTTGCCATTAATCTTGTATTTTGTCTGTAAGTAATAATCTATAAGCTCTTTGTAGTAATCATCAAATCCATAAGCAGAATTATCACTCATGTAATTGCCGACTGGCTCAAAGTAATTAATAACTATCTTTGTCAAAGCCTGTTCTGTAATGCGTATATGGTTCATATTTTGAGTTTTGCTATACTGCTCAAGAAAATAGTCAACAATATGTTTTAATTCCTCTATTCGCCAATCTGACGGTTCGCAATCTGCAAATTCAACAGCAATGTTTTTAATCACATCAGATTCGCTTTCGCCTTTTTCTGCTGAAAAAGCATATATATCTCCTCTTGAAGAATCTTTAGATTCTGAAAGAGCATATTTATTCTCTGTATTTAATTTTTCAGTATTTAATTCATCAGTACTTAATCTATTAGTATTTAATTGTCCATGGTTTTCTACATGTTGACATTCAACCCCTAGATTTTCTATAGGTTGTTTTTCTACTTTCTGTTTGTATGGTTCTTCGTAAACTTCATAAGTGTACTTTATTCTTCCACCATTACTTTTTGTCGGGTTTTCCTTGGTAACCACAACGTAATTATTATCTTTCAATTCATTTAAAGCCGATTTAACGGCTGTTTCATTTTCTTTGCTTATTGCAACTAACCCAGCTATTGAATAATCCCAATTATCGGGCAATGAAAGCATTACAGATAATAGTCCTTTTGCTTTCAGACTTAAATTCTTATCTCTTAAATGAGTATTACTCATAACTGTATAATTTTTGGTTTTATGCACTCTAATAGTTGCCATAATCGAATACCTCCGCTTGATATTATTTATGTATGTCTGTGATACATACTCCGCTTAATTGACAAAAACAACAAACAGGCACAGCGGAAGTGCTTTTCGCTTCGTCAAGCTAGTTTGTTGTAATCGGATAGACAGGACTTGAACCTGTGACTACTTGAATTAATCAAGCGTTACTCCCAACTGAACTACTATCCATTGTACAGTTTCTTGTGTTGGAAAGTATTTATGGCACTTCATTACATCATTTGCCATCCTGTTCGCAAATTAACCAACACAAACATTTTAATTATTTCAGCAGGGACTACTGCAACGCCTGCTTATTCGGGAATGACCCGACCACTTGCTATGGTGAGGATTTGCACCTCCACATGACACTTAAGACGAGTTATCTAAGTTGCAGATTTCAACTCATAAATCTACTGCAATACCGGCTACCTATTTCAGCACATAGCAACTTACTAACACCTCTTAATCTAGAATAAGTCCGCCAACAGCATTACGCACGCAGACCTAAGAAGTGCTTTCAAAACGCCGACATCGTGAATCGAACACGAACAACATTTCTGTTGGATAGCTTAGCAAGCTACTGGAATACCATTATCCCATATCGGCAAATACCGCCTGTAACGGCTATCAAGGGAAAATGCAATAATATTTTGGGGGATATTGAGGAAGAACCTTGATAAGTTGAATTTCACACCTCTGTGCGAGGTAAAACTCTCCGAGCGGTCTTGCACCACCCTTAACTGAAACAAATCCAAGAGAGTATATGAAGGAGGACTACCCTGTAAAATGCAAAACAGTTCGGTAGTCTAACTACCCCAGTGGGATTCGAACCCACACTAACGGAATCAAAGTCCGGTGCCTTACCGTTTGACTATGGGGCATTGACACGGCTATTCTGACAATTCTATGTATTTGTCAATGTACCACTTGGCTTTTTGAATATCTTCTAAGCCGTTCTTCCTACCACTGCGGTAGTTATACTTAAAAGCATTGAGTAAACAGAATGTCTTGACAGCTTCAACACCAAATATCTCAAGCATGACATCTATACACTCATATTTACCTGTTGCGTAGTGGCTAGGATGATTAACATTGTCATTTACCGGCTTTTCATTGGCACTAGGTGCAACATCTTTGAGAGGAGTAAAGTTATTATTTTCTCCGCCATTTACAATACAATTACTGCATGGCCGTTCATTAAACTTTTTCGGTCTAGTTTCACAATTAAGGCACATTTTTGTTAGACGCATCATTAAACATCACCTGCCTGTCTATGATTGGCTCTGTAAGTGTCAAATCCTTCTGGATATCTTGCTTTCAGTTTGTCAACGTTAATCTGCATGATTTCATCAAGGCTGAACTCAAATGAATCGCACATTAAAGCTAAGTACCAATATATGTCACCGATTTCACGCTTTAAATGTTCAACATCTAACTGTTTTTCATGAAAAATCCATTTCTTGAGCATGTCATTAAGTTCTCCAACCTCGCCAGATAAACCTAATGCAGCATTAAGAACACCGCCCAATTCAATCTCTGGTGTATCTTCACCGCGATTGCCTATTTTCAAATCATTAATCTTGTTCAGAAGCCTATCTGTAGACTTTTTATCGTTAGTACGCATAGCCAATTTTTGGTATTCATTGCCCTGCATTTCTAACTCCTAACTCTTTTTTATTTTTTAAAATTTTTTGGAATTTACTCGGCTGAACTAGCCGTTTTCTGATGTGCTTATTGAATATCTTGTGAATTAAGATGTATCTATTATACATCTATCTATCAGATTTGTACAGTGAATTTATTAATTATATTATATGGGTTATTATTAGAGTTATATATATTAATAAATATAATGGTTATTGTATATGGTTTAATAAATTATTGTTAGTTGGTTATGCATATATAAATATATATAATAAGCCTTTTTATTTTTGAAATTATTTGAGGGACTTAGTTGGGCGTGCAATGCGTGATATATAAACCCCCACGCCCTGCGTTTGTACATCTTGCACAACGAAATCAATCAGAGCAGAGCGACTGCACAATGGATAATTATCATGTAATCGCTGTTAATCCGCTTGTTTACTGGCTTTGCTATGTTTTTATCGTTCAAATGTTCTGTTTTATCACTTCGCTAAATCAGACTTTAGCGAAATTGTAATATCATAGACTAAAACGCTGTGAATCGCTTGTTTACTGGCTTTGTGGGATTTCTTGTACATCTTGCACAATGATTTCTTGTTGTGCAATTTGACGAATATCTGAGCCTTGAGCGTCTCCAGATGTGCCGAGCTGCGGAAGGTCTGCCGCTGTCTTGATAGCCTTTGCGGTGCTTTCTCTGCTCACGCCTGGGAGATTCCAACCGAAACGGCGATTCATGACTGCGAGCTGTCCGACTGGATTCTTTCCAGACCAGAGCCGAGCCTCTCCACTCGATTCGTAATCTTTTGACAGTTTTTCCCACAAATCGCGACCCGATGTACTTAGTCTTGACGCTCTCTTCTCATTCGCCCAATCATATATAACAGTTTCATTTATACCTGTTAACTTACAATATCCTGATATAGTACATATTTTATTATACTTATAACACATGTATATATAATAATCTGCTATATAATTTAAATACTCATAATTATAACTGTTACAATTACTATTATTTATATTACTATATTGGTTATTATAATTATTATTATTATATCCCTGTAACTTACCCTTTAATTTTAATCTATTAGTACCCTTAAAAGTATTATTATATACATAAATCAAAGCAGCATAAAAAAGGGATTGCGGAGCCGCTGCCATGTCCTCAATGTTTTCATCTTCGCAGAATCTTTTGAAATGTGCTTCAATCTCATTTTCAAAAATTTCTTGACTTTCTGCTGTTTCCTGTACTTTCTCCATCTGTTCCCCTTTCTGCCGGATCTGCTCCAGCTAATTATATTTAATGCAAATAAAAACACCCAATAACAATATTAATATTATCGGGTGTAAATCTTATATATTTAATTATTAGCAATATAATAACATAATAGATACAATTAATCAATAGGCATTAAAAAAGCGATGTATAACAGATATACACCGCCTAAATAATATTATTTAAAATGGGCATTCTTCGGAGCTGTCGCCGTTATCCTTTGGAGCTGTCGGAGCTTCCAAACGTTTCAGCTCTGCAAGTACTAATTCATTGACAAAACCGTTAATTGTTAAGCCTTGCGCCTGTATGCGTTCTTTTGTACCCTTTGGAAGCGTTACACTTATGCGGTCATAGCTTTCTTTTATTCTTTCATTCTGTGCTTTTACACGCCTTTTATAGTTTTCTAATGCTTTCATATCGTCCATATATTTATATCTCCTTATTAATATAATCTATTGCAATATGTATATAAATAATATTGCTTTACATAAATATATATTAATTGCTTTAATATGTCAATCGTGAATTAAATTTATTAATTACAATAATAAAGGTGTTACATAATATAATAATATTGCAATATTTTTAAATTTATGTATTGCATTTATGTAATGCATATGTTATTATAATCTTGCAAATAAAAAGGCGGTTGCAATCCTCCAAGACAAACAACCGCCACCAATCAAAAAAAGAAAGGTAAGCTGATTATATCACAGTCGGCGAAATGGTACAAGATTATGAGATTTGAAGAGCTGTTTATCACAATGCATTGTGATTTTTTCGAGGTTCACAAAAACGGAAAGATTGAGCGTATAGAATACGAGGGAAGCGGCAAGATGTTCGCAGCTTCCAAGAAGTATTTTGATGATGTGGTTAAAGACTTTTATATTATTAGAGCCAAAAACAGCAATGTTTTAGGCTTAATGATTAGATTATAAGGAGGGTTAAAAATGATTATAGGAACATTAGAGAACAGCACTAAATGCGTTTATGATTTGCCGGCAGAAATTAAGACAGCAGCAGAATTTGAAGCTCTTATATATGGCTACAATAACGATAGAATGGCAGAAAGCCAGCGCGAAGAGCTTTACAACCAGCCTAAATTATTAGGTTTAAATGGTCCGATGTTTAACGGATTCGGAACACTTAAAAGCACAGGCGAAACAGTCGCAATAATTAGATATGAAAAACCTAGTGAATTTTAGCCGAAACGCTCCATTTTTGGAGCGTCAGCCGTGGGATGGTCTCCCGGCTCTGATGATGGCAGACCAGAAAGGGAAACGATATGACAGTTGCAGAAAGAAAGATAAACGCAGAGGATTTAATAAGCTTCGAAGAGATAGCAAATAAGCATACAGCCGGGGAATATTTAGCAATCGGAAGCAATGGAAAAAGCTATCATGCTTCTTATGTTCCAAAATACAGACCTTCGGGCGTGATGTTTTTCTGCGTCCCTGATAGCGTGGAGATTTTGGGATATTTAAAAATTGTTTAGTCGAAACCGCCGCGTGGCGGTCTGGTGTAGGGTTGCAACCTTGCCACTGATGAGACAAGCACACAATAAAAGGAGGGTTAATATTATGAAAATTTTACTTGAAAAGATTAAGAAGTTGGAACAGTTAGAGAAAGTCGCAGATGAAGCAGAGACAAGATATACAGAAGAGCCAGAAAACACAGAGCTTGAAAGTGCCTTTGATGAGGCATACAAGGCAGAATTTGACGCATATATAAGCGCCGCGAAGTATATCGAATATATGACAGGCGGCAAGGTTGACTTTATGAAAGCAAAGGAATTAATACAGACAAAGCGCGCGGAGCTTTTGCAGCTCTTAGCATAATTAGCAAGGTTGGCGCTCCCGGGGTTCGATTCCCCGGCTTGCTCTCGTCATAAATGATTGATTTTTATGACAACAAATGATATATTATTAATAATTTCTACTAGGTAGATTAAAATAATATATCTTTGTTTATTAATTTAAAAAATGGAGGTATAAAAGTATGAAATGGTATGAAGGCAGAGAGGTTACAAGCAAGGAAAGAGAAGCAATCAATGAAGCATTAAGTTTTTTCAATTGCGATTTAAGTGGTGACGACATCCAGAGATGGATAAATGACGACACTATATCTTTAAACACATGCAGAAACGGTCGTGATGTTGTCTGGATTCTCTTAGAAGAGAACCGCGAAGCGTGTATATATGTCGATAGTTTAAAAAAGCTTACTGATGAAGAAATCAAGGAACAGCTTCTCTAAATAATACATTCATAAGCAAGGCAAAAGCCTTGCTTATTTGTATGCAACAAGGAGAAAAATGCGAAAAATAAAATGCGATTTAACAAAACAAGAATTTCCACATTTCACAGTTCTAGAACCTGTGCATATAGAATATAAAAATAAAAATGTTCTTCGCTGGAAATGCCTGTGCGAATGTGGCAATATTTTTTATGCGCAAACAAGCGCGATAACATCGCAAAAAATAAAAAGTTGCGGTTGTTATCAAAAAAAATATCAGAAAGAAAAACGCCTTGGCAAAGGGTGCGTTAAAATTGGCGACAAATTCGGCTTGCTTGAGGTTATCGGCACAGAAATAGGCAAAGATGGCAGAACACAATATACATGTAAGTGTAAATGTGGAAATATAATAACCTTATCTGTTTCTCATTTGAAGAAAAGATATTCTTGCGGCTGTCTTACAGAGGACTACATACCAAACAGCAATGTTAAAGCAGAAAGCCTTGTCCACTTAGGGAAGAAAACTTCAAGAAATACAAGCGGTTATCCTGGTGTCTCTTGGCGCGGAGATAAACAGAAATGGCAAGCCAGAATATATTTTAATGGCGCAAACCATCATTTAGGCTATTTTTTAACGAAAGATAACGCTATTAAAGTCAGACAAGAAGCAGAAAACAATATATATAATAGATATTCTGATATTATCGAAGAAATGCCCAACAAAAATAACGCTTTTAGTGAAAAATGAGTCAAAATGGATTGCTTTGTATTGGTGTTTAAAGATGTTTTGGAGCTGTTTTGCTCTATAGGCTTATAAATCTACACTTACGCAATAAAACCGCCGTACAGGGCAAATCACAAAGCCACGACACCGAAATTGTAAGGCGCACCTACAGCCGCACAGAATCAGCCACACACTTTAACTTGTTAAAGCTCTAAAGTTTTTCATCATTTTTTTAAGGTAAATCTGAACGAAATCTGAACCGGATTTTGAGAAAAAATTTCACGGATTTTCGGATTTACAGATGGGAAGGTAGGGGGGTATCAAAATTTTTTACCCGGAAATTTTTAAGAAATTTTTTTAAATTTTTGACACGATTCTTCTGTGCGTATCAATGCCTTACTCGAATACTGGCATTGACTAAGCTCATATATCAGCAACTCTCTTGTCATAGTCGGATTAGTTCTTTGAATTATCTCTAACAGCTCATCAATGCTCATTATCCCACTCTCCTAACTGCTCCAAGCACCATATCAACAATATCAAATACTTCATCTCCATAAGTTGCTACAAAATCGCACAATATCTCTTCCTGCTCAATCGGTAAGTACACATCATAGGACATACAGATTGCATGGCACACTTCGTGTATCAGCACTTTACGCTTCATAAATCCACGCAAGGCATTTGACAGATAAATTGTATGTGTATTTCTATCAGTTACGCCTAGCACAGAAACATTGTCTGACCGCTTTAATTCACTTGAATTTGAATTTTCATATTGTACTTGCCACATTGTGCCATTAATGCTAAAAACCATCTGTATGCTCCTTTTCTATACATAATAAAAACCACCAACTGAATATCAGCTAGTGGCTTTTTATTAGCAAAAGTAGCAATTATCTACTTCTCCGCATTTCTTTTTTCCATCATAATAATAGAAATCGTTTGCATTAAACTGAAAGATGGCAAACAGCGAAGTTTTACCAGATAAATACTTTAATCCATCTTTATCTATATAAAATTGAGTAACCTCATTGTCAATGGGGCTAATTATCAAATCCCCGTTTTTGAGATTGTCAAAAGTTCCTATTTTCTGTCTTTTCATTTTAACCTCCTAGCGTGTTCTAATTCCCATATTCTTTTTAGCAACTCTACAAGATAATCTGGTGGCTTTCTTCTATCCTGTTCCCAACCTTGCAAAGTTCTTAATGGAAGTCCGAAATAATTAGCAAACTGCTGTTGCGACATTTCGGTTTGTTTCCTTAATTCTTTTATTGGTGAGTTATTTAAACTCAATATACTCACCCTCCCTTTCTTCAAAGCTGTTAATCTTTTCTAACAACTCATCAGTAGTGACTGTTTCAAAATCACCACAGCTATACTCTTCTTCGCCATAGTCGTAGTGGTCGCCAAAACTGCCACAACAAGGACAAAACTCCATATCTGCTGTTGTTCCGTAACTGATTTCCCAGTTGCCATTTTCAAGACAGCTATAATCAGTCCAAAAGCCGTAACTACCGCCATCGTTACATTTTTCTTGGTCGTAGTTTGAGTAATCATTAAATCTTACTCTCTTTATGTTTTTTAATTCTTCTTTTCTCATAATATTCACCTTTGCTTGATATTCAAGCCCTTTCTTTATTTCTTGATTGTATTATACGTCAATGACGTATAGCTGTCAAGCAAAAGTTATAATTATTTTTCACTAGCCAATATTCAGTTATCAATGTACAAAACAGGCTATGAATATTGCTACCCATAGCCTTTAAAATTATATCTTAGATACAAGAGTGCTTAACTTCGTTCTAAGCAAGTTCTTCTCTTCTGCTGACATATCAGCCACCATACCTGTAATATCGCTTGCAAGTTCCTTGGTATAGCTGTCAAGTGACTTCATCTTATGTTCTTTGTCCTCTGGTGTGTTATTCTTGTGCATTTCCTTAGTTTCTGTGTAGTTTCTCTTTGCTCTGTCGTAATTGCTTTCAGACATTGGCTCTGTATAATACATCTTGCCATAATCCCTATCCATATCCCTCATATGCTCTGCTTCTGGGTACATATGGTAATATGGCGGCTCTTCATATCCTCTGCGGTATGTTCCCTTGCCTTTAGGGGCGAATCTGCCATTTGCATAGCGGTAGTGGTCATAGTATCTTCTGTCCGGATAATCTTCGTACTGTTCAAGCATACGCATAATGTCTTCGTTATCTTCTGACTTTTCCATAGCTTCAACAATTCTGTAATCCTTGTCAAAGCAAGCTATGTTTTTCGCTATTTCAGTAAAATCCTTTAAATCGTCAAGGTTCTGTCCCTCAAAGCTATCTAATCCGATTGCTTCAACCTTAGCCTTGACACATTCCATAATCTGTTTAGCCCATTTATGCATAATATCAAGCCTCCCTTACTGCAATCAAATTACTGTTCTGAACTTCAATAGCCTGTGTAGATGTATTCTGCACCGCTACAGTACTGCAACAGCCACAAGGTACATCAACATATGCCTGTGCTGATACATTAAAGAAATTCTCAACTGCTGCCGGTGTTACAATCATTCGTGTTGACTGTAAAGGCTCTCCGTCTACTGCTATGGCAAGTGAAATAGCTCCAACTGTACCGCCTGTCGGGATCTGAATGTTTCCGCTATAAGATACTAAAAATCTTGCTCTACACTGATTTGTAATACCTCTTAGCTTAATAATTCCGCTTCCTTGTCTGTGTACTATACATTTAGTTCCGCATACCGGTGTTTCTGTAAATGCCACATCTTCTCCGGCGGCAACTGTTTGTAACGCAATTCCTGTTATTTCCATTTTATTTACCTCTCTTTCATAAAAATAAGGGCAAACATTGCAGTCTGCCCTTTGGTTATAAGTAATACTGCTTAGCAGACATAATCTTGTTTCAATTGGTTTTTAATCGGTTAATGCCGAGTTAAAAACGAGTTAAACTCAATTAAGATACTCAATTATTCAGTTTTGCGTAGCTGCTACTTTTAGCAGCTATTTTTAGCAGCTACATCCTGTATTGCAGCCACATCCATAAGCATAAGCGTTAGGGTTAGGCACAACATAAGCTGGAATAGCTGTAGGATTTACAGCATTGATAATCTGGTTTGTCTGTGCTGTCATTGCAGTAGTCAGAAGTGCGTTCTGTCTATCCTGTGAAGCCGCTCTGCGTAAATCGTTGTTCTCTGCTGTGAGTGTTGCTATCTTGTCATTTGTTAAGAAATCAAGAATAGCTCTTGTTCCTGCCTGCTGGCTGTCAATAATATCTCTTGTATTATTGTTCATTGTGTTCTGTAAAGCACATGTGTTAGTTGCCATGTTGTAGTTTACACCCTGAATAGCTTCTCTTGTCTCGCAGCAGCAGTTAGCAATCTGTGACTGTAAAGCATTGGTATTCTGCATATTAGCAACTGTATCAGCATTAATAGCCTGCTGTATGCCATAGCCGGTCTGCATGATATTTGTGTTAATACCATTAAAGCCGGTAAGCATACTGTTATTCATAGCGTAAAAGCCATCACATAAGCCATTAGAAATACCATCTAACTTGCTGATAACTGCCTGATTATCAAAACCTCTCTGGATTTCTCCAGAACAGCTTGAACCTCCTGTTGGAAGATTAACAATAGTAGGCATATTTCCACCTCCATCATTTCCGCCGACTCCGCCAAATGCACGATTTCCCCAACCTAAGAAAACGAAAAGGAATAATATAATGATTATCCATGCTCCATTTCCTCCGAAGAGACCATCATTATTGCGATTATTTCCGCCTGTTGCGGCACTGATATCGGCTAATGAATATCCACCTGTATTAAACATAGTGATACCTCCGTTTAAAATTTATTTACAAACAGAAAGTCCCGGGTTTTTCTGTATTGTACGACTTACATATTTCTTAATTTATTTTCAAATTTTGAAAATTCTTTGTCATAGTCAATGCCATTTTCGGCACATATGTTTCTTGCAAATTGCTCTATTTCTTTTGTATCGTTGCTTTCAGCAAGGCTTATAAGGTTGTTTATCATAGGATTATTGCCACCATATTTCTTCATAGTATTAATAACTAATTGTTGTGGATTCCTAGACTGCTTAATCGCTGTGTAAATTTTTAATAAATCCCAACCTTGTGAAAGTTTTTGAATCGTATCAGAAATAATATTATTCATCTCCATCACCGCCCTTGCTTTGAGTTTTCGAAGTTTTTCTTTGTGTTCCTAAAGACTTATCAAATCTATCTTCTAACTGTCCTATCTTCTCTGACAATTCCTCAAACTTATTTAAGAATAGCTGTGTGCTTTCGTCTGATAGGCTGAATTTAGCGTTTTCTATATCAGCTGTCGGATTGCTAACATTGTTTCCGTTAGATTCTGTATACGGCTTATACACAATCGTCTTAATTCTTCCGTTAGCATTCCAGCCTTTAACATAGATTTCTGATAAATCCTGCTTAGGGAAAAACGCCATTGAGCCGTCCATAGGTACTTCGTTGGCGTTGATATTTTCAACTGTCTGCACTACTCTGCCATTAATACCTGATGCTTGCTGTGGCATAGGCTGTTGATTCATCTGCATAGGCTGCTGTTGTAAGCTCTGTTGATAACTTTGCAAAAAGTTCATTCTATCCGAATATGGATTCTGCATAGGCATATAATTATTATTCATCATAGGTGTTGTCTGATAAGGATTGTTTATCATCTTCTACCTCCTCCAAGACTTCTTCAATCGCATGGATAACAAGAGATAATGTCACTAAGTCAAGTTTCTGTAATTCTTCTTTGCTTAAGATTTTTTCTCTAACTTCATCAGAAAACATGCACATTACCTCTCTTTCTGACTTAATTTTGGCATAAAAAAAGAGAAGAACATTATCAAGTTCTTCTCATATTTACATCACGCAATAACTCTTTTATTTAATTGTTTTCATCCGTACACCATCAAAATTTCCGTACACCATTTTTACACCATTTTGCCATTGAAATACATAGAAATATATAGATTTATGTGGTGTATGAGTGGTGTAAGCATTTTTATTTTATACTTCTCAAATCCCTTAAATACAGTAATTATCATAACTCTCATTAAGATCATAAGGAGTTATCTGGTATACATAATAAGTTTCTTTGGTATTATATATTTTTAACTCTTTAAGTCGCATAAATACTGGATTTTAAATTTTCTATGGAGTATATTTACACCATGCTTACACCACGCTTTTTACAAAATCAACAACCTTATTATCGTTCTTAACAATTCTTTCAATGTCGTCACTTGCTTTCTGCGGCATAACATGTGTGTATAAATCCATTGTCATTTGTAATGTTGCATGACCTAAATATGATTGAACAACTTTCGGCTGCACGCCTGCTTCAAAACATCTTGTAGCAAATGTATGCCTCAAGGCATGTCCACTGAAATACTCCATTTCTTCATCACTAGATTTCGATATATTAATCATATCAACAATCACCTTAATTGCATCGCTGTAAATCTGTGAATTAAGAGGTGTGTTAAACTTAGTGGTAAATAAATAATCATTTTGCTCTTTGGGTCGTTTGCTTTTAACTGCAAACTTTTGTTTTATTTGTCTTTTAAGATATTTCTGGCACAAACTGTTCATAGGCACTTTTCTATTGCTCTGTTCTGTTTTAGGCTCCTCTAAATGAAATTCCTTGCATTCATCATCAAGATATTTCTGATACACAAGTGTTTTTGAAACATTTATCAATCCATTCTCAAAGTCTATATCATTTTCGGTTAAAGCAAAAAGTTCCCCTGGACGCAATCCGGTATTAACTGCAACATTAAACAAGTTATCATAAAATGTACCGGCGCAACATTCAAAGAATATTTCTTGTTCCTCAAGCGTCAATGCCTTAGCAAAAACTTCTTTCTTTGCTCTTAATTTAACGCCTTTTGCCGGATTCTTAGACATTAATTCATCTTCCATTGCCCTTGAGAACATGTCAGAGAGAATAACTTTGATTTTATTCTGCCTTTCATATCCATATGTTTTATCGTCAGCAATATCAATTAATCGTTGAATATCCGACTTAACAATAGAATTTATGTTGCGGCTTCCCAAAAAAGGTGATATATTTTTAGTGTATATGTGAGTGTATTCCCTAAGCGTATTGGGGCGTACACTTTTCTTTTTGTATACATCCACCCAGCGATTAAACCAATCATCAAGCTTGATATTATCTCTTATACTTGTGAATGACTGATTATCAGCTATTGCAATTGCAAGCTTCTTTCTTAATTCTGACAGCTTATCGTCGTAAATGCTTTTTCTCTGACCGAATCTGTCAACATACCTGCCACAATACTTTCCATCCTTCCGTTGGCAAATTCCATTTCCTAATTCTTTTCCTTTTAAATCCTTTCCCATTTTCTTTAGCTCCTCTCCATAAACAAAGAGCTATTGCGTGATAATTAATATTACTACACAATAGCTTATATTTCAATATAGCTCTATATTTCACTCGCTTTCTCTATATAGCGCTCAAACTCTTTTCGCTTGACAAGTCTTTTATTTCCAACCTTTAAAACAAAAGGACAACTGATCTCATTAAGCATTGCACTAATTCTATTAATTCCAATGTTGCTATATTCAGATGCTTCTTCAACTGTCAGCGTTACTTTTTCCCAGACAGGAATTGTTTTAACCATTTCATCAGTCCTTTCTATCTTGATTTTTATATCCTTAATTCTCCTTGAAATTGTTGCTTTGGATAACATAAGTCTTTGACTAATTTGCTCTAAACTCATATTACCCACAAGCAACTTAAAAATTCTTAATTCTTCTTCTGTAAAATTGGCATTTTCCAATATCTTTTCAAGTTCCGGCTTAGTAAGTTCTGATAACTTCATAAGCCATACTCCTTAATATTTAATTTTTATTTTTGTCTCTTCTTCTAACTGTTCAATAAGTTCTTTCGGATCTATAAGCCCTGCGTTAAAATCTTCATTAAATTTATCAATTTCATCAATAAGCCGTTCTAATCGCTTATTCCCGAATCCAAATTTATCATGCAGCACCCACAGCAGAATTGTTAAGGCATTACCGAACATTTCTTTACTTTCTTTGTTCTTCTGCCTATTTAACTGAACTCTCATCATTTGTTCTTGAAATCTTCGTTGTTCCGACTTGCTCATTGCTCTCAACCTCTAGTTTTTCAATTATTAATTTGTTATCTTGTGGATATATTTTATATATATCCCCTGCGTTTATGATGCCTTGTCGCATAAACTTAGGTGGTATTGAAACTCGCCCACAATTATCCATTTTGTGGATAACCATGTCTTTCTCAACATCTTTTTCGGTTATCCCATAATTTTTTCGATATGCTTTAAAAGTGCTGTAAGGTATTCCAATTTTCTCTGTCATGCGTTTGTTGCGTTTTGCCGACCTTTTCCTCGCCAAAACTTTGGCACTTTCTTTGGAATTATATCTTTGATTCCATTCCGTAACCTTGCCATTCTCAACATATTCACGCAACTTAGCCTTGCCTTTTTCAGAATTGCGATAGCGTTTTTGATTTACATACTGTCTGCGCTGCTTATCTGTCTTATTCTTCATAGAATTTTCCATATTGATTCTAGCATCTCTATTAAAATCCTCTTTTTCTGGCACATCATATTCACAATCGTCAAGAGTACAGTTAAGACAATCGGGATAAATACAATTTTTAGGTTTCATAATCTACCTCATGGCGTTTATTCTTTCTTGAATATCTTGAGGTGCTTCAATATATCTTTCCGCATTTGTATTTTGACCAATAAGGACATTTTCTTTAATTGTAGGTGTATTTATATCTCTTTGGAATTTTTGCTCGATTTGAGCCTTATACGAATTTACATTCGTCTTTTCGATAAGTGATTTGATATTGTCTGGCATACGATTTATTTCATTCGCACGCTTAACAACTGTTTCATAAGTTCTTAGAAAATTTGATTGTATTACTGTTTCTATTGTCTGATAGTCTGATGTCGCCCAGTTCTTAAGGTTGTCCGGCATACCAACCGCTTGTCTGACTAATGGTGGTAGGTTATTAAATTCTTCAACCGCCCCATGAGTGCCATTCCTTAATGCTTTACTAACTAATCCCCAAGCTGTCATTCCGTCAAGTTCCTGTGACTGTGATATGGTCTGTATTTTGCCTATCAACTGTCCTATACTTGGGGCAAATCCGCTTATATCGGAATGGATATACGCTTTAAGTGCAACTGATACTTGTTCATAGCTGTATTCTTCTAACATCATATTCCAGACATCTACTGTTTCTGATAAGTTGTTAGGCTTATAGTTAGGGTAGCAATCGCACATTATGCGAATGATTTTAACTGTTTCTTCTCTTGTCATTGCTACTCCCTTTTAATTGATTCAATATAGTATCTAGCTTGTCACAAATAATAGCGCTATTGATTGCTATTGTTCTTAAAAGTGATTCAGTTCTTCCGTTGTGTGGATAATCACTTCTAAAATCAATTCCTTTAAGTGTATCATCTAATCTACTCATTCTTATCACCTGCCTTTAACTGTTCTGCAATCTCATTGATTAGGTTAGTCACGCTCACAATATCCTGCGAATATATAACATCTGATAATCTTGGAGTAATTGCTGCTACAAAATCATCAACAGCTTTATTTTTCACATCATCAACAGTTGTAAACTCACAATCCCATTTGCTACAGCTACCACTTGAATGATATACGCAATTTTTACAATCTCTATTCATACATTCACGCTCCTTTATACATTATCCCAGTCAATAGCACCTTTGTTAAAATTCTGATTGCCCCGCTTGTTAGAATTATCTTCTTTCAGTTCAAATAGCCCTTGCCAGCAATGGTCTACTGACTGATTAAGAATTTTAACAGCTAAGTCATTATCTCCACCAGATAGCTTGTCAAGAGTATTCATAGCCCTATGTAACGCCTTGTCGGTGCATATAGGCTTTTTAATTTTCTTACGCATTGTCATATACTCATTAAATGCTTCATCAAGCAATTCATCATCGGGATAATAACTTTTCTTTTTGGATATTGATTTATCAATATCTTTTTCTGTATTCTTATCTTCTTTAATTTCTTCTGTTCTTTCATTCTTACTTTCTTTTAATATAGAGTTTGTTAATAGAATGTTATCTGTTTGTTGATTGTTTGTTAAGTTGCTTGTTATTTGTTTGTTATCTTGCTTGTTATCTGTTTGATACAAATTGTAATTAACCACAGTAAATATCGTGAATTTGTTTGTTGCTTTGCTTGTTATTTCGCCTGTTAATTGCAAGTGTTTTAGTGAGGTACGAATTTCCATTACAGACAAATTAGTTTCTTTTGATAATTCAGATATTGAAGAGGGGAAAGACCCTCTTTCAATTATCTTGCCTTTATAATTTCCGTCTTTCCAATAGGCACTTATCAACATATACATAAAAAGTCTGAATGTATTAATATCGCTCCACCATTCCCACTTTAAAATCTTTCTGTCAATTTTAATAAAGTTACCTGCCATAATTACCTCTTCAAGTTCTGTTACGTTGTTACTTCACTAAATCGTTGATATTAACTCTGAATCCGTCAAACTCCTTGCCTTTGCTTCTAACATAGGCAGATGTATCAAAGAACATCAAGTTACCCCTCTCTGTCCGTTGCTATACTTACACCATTTCTTGTAAGACTGCCTTTGAGTAGGTCAAGTAAAATCTGTATTTCCTGCTTTGTTTCGTCTTTCATTACTCACTTTCCTTTCGCAAATAATTCATATATCCCATAGACTGATTGAGAACATATACTGATACCGCATTTGTGAGCCTAGCAATAAGTTCTCCGCCGTCTTTTTCACGATTATAAGTATCTTCTATAATTTCACCAATCTGCGTATACTGTGCTTTGCCTTGACTATTTACCCAAGCTGTCAAATCCATAACAGATTTACTCTCAATCTTTTTGCTTAAAAAGTCAGTTAACTCAAACTGTCCGTCCTGTGTCATTCTAAGTCTCCTTATCTCTCCATATTTCTTCATCGAGAATATATTGTCTGATAAATCTATCTGCGTATTGTGGGTGTATCATTGACCTCTCTGTTTTTCGTGATGTTTGGCAAGTTCCCTTTGCATCTGCGATAATGCGCTTCTTAACGTATTCAAGTGGCTCAAATACAAGATTATTTTTAGGCACACAGCCGATAAACCAATACTGTGTAGGCTTTTTATAATAATCTCCGTTTTTCGTGCGGTCTTTATCAACAAACGTGGGCTGTATGCACCAATATGTAGTCAGATAATGTGGCTGTGTGTATGGATTCTCGATTACTAATTTCAATCCTTTTCTTATTGCTACAATTACCATTTTGCATAATAGTACATACAACTCTGTCAGCTCATTTTGAAGTGTTATAGAATATTCCAACTTCTTTTCCATATTCCAGCTCTTTTGCTGAGTCGCTTGTCCTCTAAACAATAGTGGCACTCTCGCTTCAAATCTTGTGCAAGGGAAAAATGCAAATATCAAATCATTAGGACTTATCCTATCGAATAAACTCGGTTTACCTTGATACCCCCCCTCTATCTCTTTAAAAAGGTCGGTAACATAATCTGTTTCGCCAAATTCATTTTGAATATCATAGTCGTAGGCTTCAATTCCATACTTTTTGAAAGCGTTTTTAAATGTTCCCGACTGCTCAAATAAACAATGTACTATCATACTGTGCCTCCGATAAAATCGCTTATATCCATTTGATTATCCTTTTCAAATACAAGCATTTCATTCTTTGCACGCTCGTAAAAGTTCCTGTCAATCTCAAATCCATAAGCACTACGATTAAGTTCCGCAGCAGCTCTCAATGTGCTACCACTTCCGCAACAGGGGTCAATAACTACATCTCCCTCGTCTGTAAAAATCTCAATCAGTCTTTTAAGAACTGCTACAGGCTTTTGTGCTGGGTGTATCTTAGGTACATCTTTTCCGTCTTTCTCCCAGTTAAACCAGTTGAATACCATATGCCCTGTACCTCTGATATTCTTTCCATTTTCGTCTACCTGTAAGCCATTTCTAAATTTTGGTAACTTATTTCGGTACAGTACAAGTGCATATTCCGTAGCACCTACAATACGCATATTCGCTTTAAGTACCTGTGGACTGTAATTTTTGCAAAATACAAGCGGTATGTAATTGACAAATCCATGTTTCTTTGCGGCGGCAATCAATGTTGATAACTGTTCAAACGAACAAAACACAATCATACAAGGGCTGTTGCTACTTCTTCCTCTCGCAATAGGCTTTGTATCTTCTTTCTTTAACATCTTTGAACAGAAATGGAAGTATTCATATAGATTGAAATTAAAATCTGAATTAAAAGCCGCCTTTTTAGCAAGTTTGCTTTCTCCGTTCTTATTATCGCCGCCGTTATACCACATAGGGTTACTTCCGTAGAAGTTAGTTCCTACATTGTAAGGAACATCAGCTATAATAAGCTGCGCTGGCGGTATTGCATATTTCTTGTAATTCTGCATAGAATCACGATATATCTCGCATTTAATCTTCTTTTTATACATTCTAAATCTACCAAAAGGAAACCTCGGTTTTATGTGCGCACAACCTATTCCTTTCTTTGATTTTTAGTTATCTTCTTTTTTACTAAAATCTTCACAAGATATTGTTTTACTGCAAGCGTAAAAATCTGCCCCAAATGGATTTCTTGTTCTCAAATAGCCAAACTCGCAAATACTGCAAAAGTCACTTCCTTCATTGCTTTTACAATCGTTAGGCTTATCTTCTTTTATTTCATCAAGTTTTCTGTATAAGCAGTCATTATCTTTAGTGAGAGTGTCTATCTCATTCATAAGACGATAATATTCTTTGCTGCTTAAAATCTTCATTCTGAATCACCCACTTTCACACAGTTACTTACAAGCATATCTGCCTTGATTAGTTCATAAACAATATCAAGATATGTCCTATGGTCTCTGTATCTGCAATTTGCGTCTTTATGTATTCTTGGGTCATTGTCTTTCCAATCCATAACTCCAAAATATATGTCGCTCACAAAAATCATTTTCACGCCTCTTGCAACGCAAAGATAATAGCAACCTTGCTTACCATACTCACCTTTGCACTTCTTAAATCCGAATTTTTCAAACTCTTTAGATTTAACTTTCGGAATTAGCATTGTTTTTCACCTACTTCCTTATCATCAACAATCTTGATTTTCCTGCCACAAGCATTGCAGTAAATATCATAGCCTTTTGAGTAATTAAGTCTCATTTTCCCGCACTCTGTGGCATAAACTGGAAATCCATAAGGTGTGTGAGTAACATACCATTTGCACCACTCATCTTCTTCATTCTCTGCAATTTCAATAGCAAAGTGAAGTATCTGGTCGTATTCTGCATAATTATTTTCTTTGTATGTTTTCTGTAAACCTCTTAATTTGTCTGCGATTACGCCCATTACTCTTCACCCACTTTCAATATCTCAAAAGGTTTGCCTTTGTCTAGCGTTAATTCTGTTCCGTCAATATTTCCATTCAGCTTGTTTTGACAATGGCAAAGAAGTGCTTCTAAGTTACACAATCTTCCTTGCCTATACTCTGAACGAATAAAATCTAAAACCCTATCAACGCTATCTGCTCGATAGTTATAGGCAAAATCTTTTCTGTCATTTTCAAGTTTCTCTCGCCTTTTCGCTAAATCATCAAGCTCTCTTTTTGCTTTCAGTAACTGTTCATACTCCCTTTTTATTGTGTCAAGTCCCATTTTCTTCACCTACTTTCAATAAGCTCATAAATTTTTCATACTGTTTCTGTGAAACTTTATTATGCTCTTTTTCTGGCTTTAAGCGGATTATAAGGTGCTTTTCTGCGATAGAGGACAATTCCCTTGCAAGGTTCTTTTTGCCTTGCTGTATGCCCTGCATATAGCCTTTAGGTGCTTTTCTCTCGCCTATTGAACCACTTGCACGATTTTCTCCTTGACCGCCTAAGCTGACATTCCTAAGCTGATAACCTTTATCGGCATACAGTTTGATGTAATACTTCTCTTTCTCGTCAAGCTGACTCTCTGGAAAATTCAGAAATTCAACTCTCCAACCATAAGGGTTTTTCTCTTTGTCATACAACTTATGTCGTTTCAAGCTAAGGTCAATATGTTGTTCGTAGCCTACAAGGTGGCTTGCTAATCTGCTAAGGGTATGTACTGCCTGTCCGATATAAGCATACTTAAATCCGTTTTCATCTTCTCGGAGCAGAAAGTATATTCCACTTTTGTTATTCAGCTTTGGATTCAGCTTTAATAATCGCTTTTTGTTTTCCTGCTCTATTGCCTTAGCTCTTGCTATGTTCTGATAATTCAAGAATTGCCACCTGCCTTTACTTCAAAAGGATTCACAAAATTATCAATAGGTTTAGTTCCCATACTAAAAGCCGCTGGTTGTTCATTAATGATAGTTTCAAGTATTTCAGATAAAGCCTTATCGATATAATTTCTTTTGTGAATATCCTCAATTAGTTTATCTGCATCAATCAATCTCATATATTATCACCTGCCTTCACTATCTCGATTGCCCTACTTAGTCCAGCATTATATCCCTGATGCACATCTGATAATATAGTCTCGCAGTCAATGAATTTATCTTTTTCCATTTGATTGATAACCTTATCCACATCAAAGGCGGTCGGAGTTTGTGTTTCATCATTGATAATACTCTTTACGATATTCAGACCAGCATTTACGCCTTTTGCGTATGCTCCTATTTCTCTTTCTTTCTGGTCTTTCATCAGTTCTAATAATTTATCTGCGTCAATTAATCTCATTTCTCATCACTTCAATCTAATTTTTGACCGCACTTGCTACAGTAATTCGGTGCGTTGTTGTTATCCATTATTCCTACATCGTGACTAACCTTAATTGTGTTTCCACACTCGCAATGAAATTTTGAAAGGGTGTCACTAAGGTTGTAGTCAAATATAGGTTCCTTCGGTATCTGTTTCTCTCTAGTTTCAATTACACTCTTAAATGCAAAGCCTTTCTTGACGCATTCATCTTCAAACTGCATATAGTTTTCTAGGACTTCTATTGTCATATTGCGGTCAGATAGCTTCTTAATTGTTTCAAGTGCCTGTATGCCAATTTCAAGTGCTTCTTCATAGTCTTTTACTTCTCCTGCGTAATGCTCTTTGATTAAAGCTAATCGTTCCTTAAACAGTTCTATTGCTTCATTCTCTGTCATATTCACACCTCTTTAATTAAATGGTAATCCCTCATCAGCTACACCATCTGGAATTGACATAAAGCTATCTGAACTAGCATTACCGCCCATAATTCCATTGCTGTTATTCTGCTGCTGCGTAGCTCTGCTTTCGCAAAATTCGTGTCGCTCAACTACACAATCATTAGTGTAGACTTTCTGTCCGTCCTTGTTAGTATAGTTGCCTGTCTGCCATCTGCCCTCAACGATAATCTTAGTTCCCTGGTGCAGATATTTCTCTGCAAACTCTCCATTCTTACCAAATGCGATACAGTTAATAAAGTCTGCTGCCTGTTCACCCTCTTTCTTGAAAGCTCTGTCAACAGCTAATGTGTATCTTGCTACCGCCATACTTCCGTTTGCTGTCTGCGAATATCTAATCTCTGGCTCTCTAGTCAGTCTCCCACATAAAATTATACGATTCATCTAATTTTCCTTACTTTCCAATAAATCTTTCGTCATTGTCAAAAATATTGCCGATAACCTCTGCATTAACCATATTTATCCAATAACCTAAATCTTTTCTGCATCTTTTAGTATACTTGCCTGACCAGTCTACATAAAATCCAACATGTTCAGTTTTGGTGCTATCAAAACTGTTTTGATAACCGCCATATTTAATCGGTGCACATGTGTCACTGAAAATATCTTTTATAATATCATTTTCCCAAATTAGCTTGCCGTTCTTGTCTTTTAAGCCTGTGCATTGGCAGATTGTATCTCTATCCACATCATAAGCACATACAAGTATTGGTCCATTGGTTTTGACCTCTAACAAACTTGTTGCAATCTTGCATGTTCCATCTTCACAAGTGAGTAGAGAGCCTGTAACCCATTCTCCATTATCAACTCTCTTTGCTTTGAATAAATATCTATCCATGTTCTCTCCTATTCTGTTTTTGATTGAAGCCATTCAAATATTGTTGGTGCTTTTGCTCGGCAATCTTTGCAAGAAATTTCATTTCGCCCGCAACCTTTATCTGCATATCCTATAAAATCTACAAAGCAACTGCATTCCATTTTCTGCATAAACTCCGCTAACTCTTCATCAGACATGCTTCTAATTTTCTCTGCATTTGTCATATCAACACTCCTATTCTGCTTCTGATTGAAGCCATTCAAGTACACATTTTTTACATATTTTTCTAATTTTATTGTTATCGAGTTCGCTTTCACTAGCATAAGGACACTTTTCCAAATCCATAGAATCAATACAACCGCTAAATAGCACACTTGCCATCTCTTCATCCGACATATTCCTTATCCTGTCGGCATTGGTTGTTGTGAATTTAGATGAAGTAATCTCCATCGTCACATCCGTAATAAGCCCATCTCCATAACCATCTAACTTTACAGCTTCAACACTTCCAGCAAAATTGCCATTTAGAGATAAATTCAACATTCTCGGTTTCCCTGTAGCACCGCCGTATCTATTTTCTTCTGTATCAAGAATTTTTATCAAATCACTAACTGTTACTATTTTCATTTCTCTATTTTCTTTTCTACTATCACATCTGCAACAGGGTTCATTGTCTCTTGAATTACTGTTGTGCTGGCAGTTGCAAGTGTTCTTTTCTTTGCTATTGTCAAATGCCTTTAAAAACATTTCAGCAATTTCTTTCTCATATTTACCGCACATGCCTTTGCAATCAATATCTGCAATAACCCTCGAAAAGAAATCTTTAAATTTGTCAGCAGTATAATCCCTTGTGAAATCGTTAGGCATATCAATTGTTACTTTCATTTTCTTCACCTCTCAATTCAAAATAAAATTTCACATCATCAGATACATGCTTCACTATGCCAAATCGTTCTGCCACTTGATATGGTATGCTGTCACGCATAAGTCTTTTGTGCAACCTTGATAAGTAATCTCTAAAACCCTCAATATCAAGTGTGGCTTTGTAGTGATTGCAGCTCCTGCAGGCTGGCATGTAATTTGATATATCGTCTACTCCGCCTATCCTAAGTGGTGTTGTATGGTCTACTTGCATATCCTTGTAAGCGATTTCTGCACCACAGTAAGCGCAATGTCCGTTATACATGAGATATACAGATGTTCTCGTGCTTTTAGATATTGTTTTTCTTTTATTCATTCTCCACCTCTCAATTCTTTCAGTTTTGCTTCGGCTTCGGATTTTGTGAGGAATACTGATATTCCTAAGTATCCGCTATGACTTTTAAGAGAGTTATCGTCATATCGAACAACTAACAAAGGCTTTCTGCTCATATGATATGTTTCTTCTAACACAAAGCCTTTTCGTACTTCAAAATCCACGATACAGTATGCTTCAGGTGGTATCTTGATTAGCTTTCTTCGTTGTTCTAAATCCTCATAATCTTTCAGCTTAAAATATACTTTCAGCCAATATTCAGCATTAACCAATGCTGGTATTTCTTTGTTGCTGTTTGTTAATCTCTCCATTCCTGCTCCTTTCTACCACACTGGGTAATAATTTCCTTTATCGTCTGCAACCCAATAGCCAGTACTCCAAGTATTAGTTAATGGTTCATAGACCTTTCTGCCTTTAATCAACTAATCAACCTCCAAGGTTAGGCATTACGCATTCCCATACATAATCATCATATTTAGTTTCTTTATCCTCTTTTAAGTCACCATTCTCGACAAGAATATATCTGCTAAATTCCATACCTCTTTCAAATGCTTCAATCTTAATATCCACATGATATTTTTTTGATAATTCAATGTATGGTTGGCTTTCTACATCCCAAGCTGCTTTAAACTCCACAGCAACACAGGTATTTCCATCTTTTCCTTTCCAAACATTTATGTCGTTTGGTTCAACAAAGTTTCGACGAGTTCCTTTTATATGTGCGGTCTTTTCAACATATATAGTTCCATCTTCTCTGTCTATCTCAATAGCTTCTTTGTCAAGTTCCTCTCGCATATCAAATTTTGGCTCTTTAACAATAACTGTTTTCCAAACTTGAAGATTATCAGCTAGAAGATTAAATACATCTTCCTGCTTTCCTCTGATTTTTAACATTCCCTCGCACCAGTTTGGCATATCAATTCTCCTTTCTAAAATGAACATTCATTAGGATTTTTCAAATCCCAACTTTTCCCTACTTCTGCAACATCCACATTTACCCCACAAGCGACTTTTTTCATTTTCTCGATAAAACTATCACTATCAGAATTTTCACTTGATAAATGGCACATAACGATATTCTGCAAACTGTCTGAATAATTTGCCTTAACAAAATCGCAAGCTGTGTCAATGCTTAAATGGCCTCTGAATACGTGATTAGCTTTGCCTGCGTTGTCCCTGTCGATTAAATCCTTGTCATAATTCACACCTAGCAGAATGTGATTTATATCTTTAAATCGCCACTTAATTAACTCTGTGTCGGTTATGTATAACATTCTTCCCATCTCTGGATGCGTTATCAGAAATCCATAACAAGGGCATTCGCTACCATCTGAATTTGTGTGTGTCCATCTGCCATCTACTGTTGTTAAGTCAAATGCCTGTATCTTTAACTTATAATCACCTATTATCATGGGCTTTAGGCTTCTATATGGGGCAAATACAGGTATTCCCATAGCTTCAAAATCGTTTAATGACTTGCTATGGTCTAGAGGTGGGTGTGACTTATAATCACACCCTTTATCCCCCTTATATTCCAATCCAAGCCTTTTTTAATCTCCTTAATCGGTATTCCACAATCAAGGATAAGCGTTTCTCCACTGTTTGAAATTAATAAATAACAATTTCCTGCCGATGATGAGCCTAAACATTTTAACTTCATAATCACACCTCGATTTCATCATCCTGTGGAAACTGAAAGTACTCTGTTGTAGCTTTCCAAAATTGTTCCTCGCTTAAAATACTTTGTACTTCTTCAAAACGCTTTGAACCGGCTGTGCAATGATAAAACACATTGTTTTCATATGCTTTTCTCAGCATTTCCATAGCCTTAACTGCCTTTTCTTCGGTGGAATATTCGGCTAGTTCAATGTCATTAATCAACTCTTCTATTCCACTCAAATTACGATTCAAAAAATAGACTCCATTTCTGAATTTCTGAATAACCACCATTTCATATGGAACATCAAGTGTTCCGTCCTGTGAAATTACTCTCATAGTTTCCAAAACCTCCCACATATTCTGCGTTTATAGCCCCATTTATTCCGCTTGCAAAACTTAAACCAATCGTGTCTATGCATATCATCCCTCCTGCATGAATGGCGGCAATGTGCTATCTTCTGCCTGTTCTTCGGCTACTTCTGTGGCTGAATCTTCTACAAATTCTACTGAATTAGCGTTATTTGTGATTTCTTCCGCAACCTGTGATTGCATATTTTCAACAGAATAATTCCTGTCTACAAAATCTCCGTCAATAATCTCATCAGAGGTATATAAGCCCATTGAAATTTCAGGACAATATCTTCTTGAAAAGAATGATGCGGCACGATATGCAAGCATTACCTGTGGCATTGTTTTCCATTTGCTTCCGTTCTTTCCTACCCAACCTTCTGCAACTGCCATATCCATGTCAACTACCGGTCCATCTATTCTTTCTCCGTTCTCAAATGCGTAACACATACAACTAAAAGGCTTTCCGTTCTTGTCGGTTTTTTCTTCAAAATGTAAACTATTGTCATACTTGTGACTAGTGTTTATCATTCCAATAAGTGCCTTTGCATTCCAACCGGGCTTACCCTGTATAACATCAAGGTTTTGCATTACTAAAAACGGACTTGTTTTCATTCTTATAGCAAGGTCAATCGCTATCATGCAATTAGCTTCGCTTTTCTGATATTCTCTTGGAACCAATGTAGATTGTGATAATGCCTTTGCCATTTGATACGCCATTGTAAAATTATCAGATGTACCAAAAATTCCAAGGCTAAAGTCCGTTACCTTGTTAATATGCTGTACTGCTGTTTCTTCTTTCTTCTCTGCAACTGCTGTATTCTCTGCCATAATTATTCCTCACTTTCTACTTCTTTAAATTCGCCATCTACTAATTTATAGAATGTATCTTCTTTGATACGCTCTCCATCCACATATTCTGTTTTTACACACTTAGGAATCCATATATAATTACCACTATCGTTTGTTTTATCAGTTCTAATCCATTCAGCTAATGTTATCCAACTACCGATTTTTGCTTTTGCTATTGAATTATAGCCCGCTGCCATAACAACTGAATTTTTACCCTTGGATGTTATCTTTGCGTAATCTCCACTTGAACCTATCTGTGCGGAATCTCCACTTGAACCTATCCTTGCGTAATCTCCACTTGAACCTATCCTTGCGGAATATCCACTTGAACCTATCCTTGCGTAATCTCCACTTGAACCTATCCTTGCGGAATCTCCACTTGAACCTATCCTTGCGGAATATCCACTTGAACCTATCCTTGCGGAATCTCCACTTGAACCTATCTGTGCGGAATCTCCACTTGAACCTATCTGTGCGTAATCTCCACTTGAACCTATCCTTGCGTAATCTCCACTTGAACCTATCCTTGCGGAATATCCACTTGAACCTATCCTTGCGTAATCTCCACTTGAACCTATCCTTGCGGAATCTCCACTTGAACCTATCCTTGCGGAATATCCACTTGAACCTATCCTTGCGGAATCTCCACTTGAACCTATCTGTGCGTAATCTCCACTTGAACCTATCTGTGCGTAATCTCCACTTGAACCTATCCTTGCGGAATCTCCACTTGAACCTATCTGTGCGGAATATCCACTACCATCAGTTTCGTTATCTTTACCAGACTCAACTCTTACTTTTTCAATAGTAAAATCTACGCAAGCCTTAATAAACCCTTTAAGCCCAAGTTTTGCACCAATATGAAGCTTATTTGTAGCTATTTTACCCTCTCTTTTATAAATATCTCCAATAGCTTCAACACCTGCAAAATCTGAAATGTCGCCATTTTCATCAACAAGTGAATAATAATTCAGCACATCAAATGGATTTTCGCAGAAATGCATTACACCTGCTTCGCATATTTCATTTCCGTTTTCTTCATAAGTAGCATTCTCTTCGTACTGTTTACCTCTGCATATCATTCCTTTGTTAAATGCTTTATATCCTTTTACGCCCATCAGCTTTTCTCACTTTCTTCATATACAATCATTATGCCCGCTACACTCCCAGAAGTTCTTCCACTTGCGATAGTTTCCATAATATTCCAGACATCATCATTATCTATGCCAATAGTAACTCTCTTCATTGCTGATACAAACTGCTTGATAACTTCTGATTCTTTATCGCTTACTGTAAGTACATATGTGCCTTCACACTGCATATTACCCCTCCACAATCTCCAATTTCTCGCTATCATTAACAATCAGCATAATCAACTGGCTGTCAACCATATCAGCAACTTTCTTCTGATTCTGTTCATCTAAGCTCTCACTATCGTCTAAGATGATAGGCACTGATATACCGCTAATCTTCTGGATAGAATTGCAAATATCAACTCTGCCTAAAATCCTGTTACCCTTATTAGACATAGTTGTTAAAATGCTCTTTCCATCAACAGTAGGTATGCAACAACTCTTGTAATTGCCATTCTTGGCATATTCAAACAACTGCCACTTAACTAAGCTGAAATGGCTGTTTACTGTTTCTGTCAAGGCTTCATTTTTCGCTTTATCCAGTTCATCAAGCAAATCAAGAATCTTCTCGGCATTAGCCTTATTCTGTTCAGAATCAATCTTTGCCTGTCTTAATTCTTCAAGTCGCTGTTCATCTGCTGCCGTATCAGACTTTGCAATCTGGCTTTCGCATTCTGATAACTGCTGCCTTAAAGCTGTTTCCTGTGCCTTTAATTCTGTCTTAATTGCCGAAACATCATTAGCCTTGTGCATAGCTTCCTCCTTTTCAGCAATCTTCTGTTCAAGTGCCTTGTATTCTTCTGTAGTTGATACATCAATCTCCTGCGGAAGTTCTGCTAACTGTTTTTCAAGGTCTGCCAAATCAGCCAAGTGCTTCTCTAACTTCTGTTTTCTGTCGGTCAGCTCCTGTTCAGCTTCAACTAACAATCCTTTGACTTCATCAAGCATTTTCTTAGCTGTGTTGCCCTTATCGGTAATTCTGTTAAGTTCAGCTTCTTTGTGTGCCTTAAAATCTGCCCTTAATTCCTCTTTCTTATCTTCTGGATATTCCTGTTTGCAATAAGGACAAATAAGGCTATTCTCGTCAAATTCACGCTCTTTTTCGGCTTTCCATTCAGTTCTGCTATCATCAAGTGTTTTCTGATATTCAGCTATCTTATCTTTATCGAACTGAACAACATTCTCTGCATTGCTAATTGGCTTCTTGCCATCCTCAATCACATAGTTAAGGTTGCTAATCTGTGATTCAAGATTTCTCCTTGCCTTAACATTGTCCTCATTAGCTTTACGGCTCATATCACTAAGTTCAAACTTCAAATTGAGAATATCTGAACTAGCCTTATCGTATTCAGTCATCAGCTTGTCATTGTCAGTCTGCTTTGCCACACAATCAGCAATCTGTTCTTTAAGGCTATTCTTCATAAGTTCGAGGTCAGATACATCAATAGCCTGTTTAAGTTGTACATCACGCTCTTTTTCCTCAATCTGCCCTTTCAACTTTTTGGCATTATCATCAACATCTTTTTTAATTTCATTGTTCATAGCACGTATTTCTTCATATGTGTATTTTTCAAGAAGTGGTACTAATTCGGTGAGTTCACTTTTAGACTTTGCCATGTCAAGGTCGGTTGTTTTCTTTACTAAACTGAAAAGATATTCCCTCATTTCCTTTGGTTTCTGCGTAAGGAACATATTAATATTGCTACACATCTTGAAAATGTTTATATTAATATCAAGGTACTCATTAAACGCCTTTAATGTCTTTGAAACGCTGTTAATATAATATGAATTAGGGTCTTTTACAGTTGTTATAGTAACTCCATCCTTTGTCACTTCTTCATAAGTGCGTTTCTGAACCTTTTTCAGAATGACTTCTTTTCCGTCAACATCAAGTGTAAGTTCAACGCTTGTGTCCATATCATCAACGGATTTTCCGTCAACTTCACGCCTAACAACTGGATTATCCTTTAACTCATAATCACAGTTAAACAAGCACCATAAATAGGCTGCAGCAACAGTCGACTTACCCTTGCCGTTCTTAGCCATAATCTTTGTAATGGCGTAAAAATCAAATTCAGCATGTGCATAGCACATAAAATTTTCCAATACTACTTTTTTTAAAGTTGCTCTCATAAACAATATCCTTTCCTTATTATATATTCATTACAAATACGCCATCTTCAATCTGGAAGCTATCGACTTCTCTGTCTGCATAATCTGAATCCTTAGCTTCTTCAAACGAACCGTCAAACACAGTTCCATGTAATGGCGTCCATATCTGGCATACAATATCTTCATCAAGAGCCATGCCTGCTAAATCTCTTACTGTTATGTCACTCATCAGCTTCGCCCTCCTCTGCGTAATCAATTCTGCTTACTGATACTTCGTAAGCAGTTCTTGTTTCAACTTCGCTATCACTTATCTTCTTAGTGTATTCACGGCTCTGGAATCTTCCCTGGATCTGAATGTGTTCTCCAACTTCAAGCCCGCCTGCAAATCTTGCATTTCTTCCCCATGCAATACATGGAATGTAATCTGATTTGCCATATGGTCTATTGACCGCTACTAAGATATCTGCAATCTCTCTGCCCATTGGCGTACATCTGTATATAGGTAGTTTACAGATGTACGCGTCAAGTACGACTGTATTGACATTTTCTTCAAATGGTAGTTCGGTTGCGTCCTGTGCCAGTATTTCAATCTCTCTTGCAAATACAGATAAAATCAGCTTACTCTTCACATCATCAATGTGTCGATTAAAGCTTCTTATCTGTCCTCTAACTGTGACAACCTGCCCCACCTTGATTTCTCTGATATCAGTAAGTCTGTCTGATATCATCACTGGTAGCACATCTTTGTTACCACTTGTTCTTGAACAGTTAAGCATAAATATGTAGTATCCCTCGCCGAATACCTCATGTGAATACTCTGGTTCTCTCTCAACCACTCCTGCTAATGTGATATTGTTGTTATTTATTGCATTTTCCATTTTCCTTATCTCCTATCTTAAAATGTAACTTCCTATTGGTACTTTATCCATTCTTTCAATTAAATGGATTTTGCAGCTGAAAATATAGAACTTTCTAAAATCCTTTTCCCTTATGGCTCTCTGTCTGTTCCTGTTCAGCTTAATAATTCTCTTTATGCTACTCATTGGCACTCTCCTTACATCTGTAATACATTGTTGTAATGAATCCTTTTGTTGTCAGGCAATCGTAATTCTTCCATACCTCAAGGCTATGATTTGCTGTCTTAATGGCATTTCTTACCGCACTTCCGATAGAATCCTTGCTTTTGCTGTATTTTTCGGCAACTTTCTTAACTGCGTCGCCTATTGCTAATGCAGAATCAAGATTGCTCATAATATCAACAATGTATACATAGCCCTTTCTGTTAGAGTGAATGCCTAAGTTGAACAGTTCTTCTCTTATTCTTGCTTCCATAAACACTCCTTACCTGTAGCAAAAGTACATGTTCTGCACTTTCTTATAAACACCGCTACCTTGTTTAAATTCAGCTTGATACAACACATTGCTAGGTATGTCATATCCGCTTATCAATAATTCTTCTGCTATTCTCCAACATCTCTCTGTTGGCTCTTTATAGAATCCGCTGCTCTTAAGTTCTGCGCATTGGTATTGCCCTGACTGATAAATAACTTCTTCAATGCTGTTTGGGAAATACTCGCTTTGTACTCGGTTCAAAACAACGGCTCCTGCAAGATATAGCATTTCATCATCGTTACATGTCGCTCCACATTCGCCCATCAGTAAATGTGCCATAAGCAACAACTCATATTCATCAACACTTATCTCTCCAGTTTCAACCTTGTAATCAACATGTGAGTTATAGCATTCACTTAACACCGCACTTTGCTGATTAATCTCGGCTTGTGGTTGTACTGGTCTTAGAACCAACGCTATAAGACTAATTCCTGCCAGTGTTGCGGATATGTTAATTATCTTTTCTTTCATATCTTCTCCTACATGTTTGTATCATGTACCACCTCGGCAAGTGCTATTGGCAACAAATAGGTGTCGATGAATTCGTGTACATCAGCCAAGTATTTTCTTTTAATACTCTTGTATGTCGCCACGCACCCGAATTCGCGTTTTAACTGCTTATATATATCAGAATATACCGAACCGCGAATACCACCGTCTTTGTACGCATTGCTGTCCTTTCCGCCAAGTACTTCAATTCCTTTCTTCCTAACATGTTTCTGCACTTCTTCAATCTCGCAGCCATAAAGCGGAGTTTCTTCTTCGATACTGGTTATCTTATCTTCAACCTTGTCAACTCTCTCATTCAGTTCTTCATTGCCCTGTGCAAGCAAATGTATCTTTTCTGCTGTTGTCATAGGCTTGTTGTAACTGCCTGTTTTTCTGATTGACGGAAGAACTTCTGATGTAACCCACTTGCGAAACTTTTTTGCTTTTGGCAAATTACTTTTAATAATTAAGGTGTAAAGACCACTTTCGTTAATGCAATTTGTTTCTCCTGCACGCCCTAAAGAAAGTTTAGTGCGTTCATCTTCTTCTAACATCTGCATTGCTACTGTTGTATTCGTGTGCTTTAATGCTTCGCACACATCTTTGGCTACAAACCAAACTTCATCATTAACTGTCACTGTTCGGATTTCTCCGAATTCTGAATTGCTGAAAATCTGCAAATCTTCCATAAACACATTCCTTTCCTTTTGTATTTGTGCGATATATTTTTGACCTTTTAAGGTGCATTTGAGCGATTCTGCTCATTCCTATCTGCTGTAGCTTGTAGAACTTTATATTTATTGATACAATAGAGAAGTGATGGTAGACACTTCTGCCAATCGGTAGGTAATTCACACTTGATACGAACAGGACACCACTCCTGCTTTGAAGAACCAATGATGTTTGAATAAAAGCTTGCAACTATTTACCGCTACCATCACTTTTCTATTGCATCAATATCAAAAATTCTAATTCATTCGTTGTTTTCTAATCATTTATCCTGTTTGTGTTTTGTGCTATAATCCTCTTATCCTAATAGAAAAGAGGTGAAATATGACTGCTGAAAAATATGCGTCAGCTTATGCTATTGCTAAAATTTGTGGTTATAATAGCTCATATGATGATTTTAAAAAACTGTACAACCAATACTATTCAGAAATCATCAGTTCATTACCTACTGAAAAACCACAATTAGCAAAAATAGAAGCGACTAACAATCCATTCCGTAACCTGAAGCACTCCTAAACGCTTCGATTACTGGGGAAATGGCGGTAAGTACTTTGATTGATAGCTCAATGTCAGTTTCTTCAAGGTGCTTATCGCCACTCTTAATGTCTTTGTAATCGTCAATAATATCCATAGCAATATGCTGTGCGAATTCATCAATGCTGATATATCGAGAATCCTCTTTTTCAGCAATTACACTTTTTCCGTCCTTGTCTGTTATTGTGTATCTCTCTTTGCTCATTCAATTCACTTCCTTTCTGTGCTTTAATGGAATTTGCTGTACATCATTCAGAAATAATTGGTTTTGTCAAAACTTCGGCAAAATAAAATGGCAAAAAATCTGAAACAGTAAAACAAATATTGAAAGCACTAATGCAACATCTGAAATAGATGGTTTTTTCATTTTTATTCCTTTCTGCTTATTATCAAAATAATAAGTCAAGTATCGTAAATAAAATGTTCAATATCGCAATAATAACAGCGATTATTGACGTTATTAATGCTATGTCACAAAGTCTTAACTTCTTCATTGATACCTCTTTACTTAATCCATTTTTCAACTGGGATTCTTGTTGCTTCTGCAATTTTTTGTACTGTAGTTAATGCCGGTAAAGAATTATTATCTTTCCACCTGCCTACAACTCCATTGCCAAGACCGCATTTTTTTTCAAAAGCGTGTATTGACAAATTATTTTCTTCACAATAAGCAACAACATTTTGATAAAACATAGACTTCTCCTTTCTTTATTTAATAAAGATTTAGAGAAAAGCTTGACAATCTTTAGAGAAAGTTCTAATATATGAATTGTCGAGAAACATATTTTGAGAACACTTCCCTTTAAGTTTATTTTTAGGCTTTTCCCTAACCTTTAAACTTATTATATAGAGTGTTCTCTAATTTGTCAACACCTTTTTAGGTGAAACTCTAAAAAATGGAGGAAAATGCAAATGAACACAGTAGAAAGAGTAAAAGAACTATGCAAGCAGAGAAAGATTTCAATACATAAATTAGAATTAGAATGTGGTTTTGCCAATGGATATATAGGTCAGTTGCGTAAAGGCACATTGCCAGATGATAGGTTGGGAAAAATCGCCGAATATTTAGGCGTATCAGCCGAATATTTAAGAACTGGTGAAGAAGAACAGCTTATTTTGTCTGAACAAGCTGATTTGTGGATTAAAACCAGAAGTGACGAAAGATTATTACACTCGTTAAAAACATTTTTTGAGTTAAGTGACGAACAGCAAAAATATGTTCTCGGTTTAATTAATTTATTTAAAGGAGAGTAGTAATAAATGATTGAATCGAAAGATTTTTTAAGAACCATAGTAGAGAAAAGGAATAAAAACGGCAACACCGATTATACTGACATCGCCAATAGCCTTGGCATTGATATGGTTTCAATGCTGCCGTTTATGAAAGAACTCAATCGCAAAGGTTATATCACTCAGACTCTTGAAGATGTAACTGTGACAAAACTTGGTTTACTTGCCTATGATGAACTTTAATTAAAATACTTTACGATTCAAATTGTAATGCTCTTTTACTTTTCTGTTGTGCTGCTGGTACAGTCGTTAGGCTGTACCAGTTTTTGCTATGTCTTTTACAATTTTATATATGTATTCCACTACATCTTCATCACTAACCTCTTTTATTAAACTGTAAATTTCATTTTTGCGTTCCTCCATATTCATTTTATATTCCCTCCCTTAACTACAATAATGAGGTTATTATAGAACATCTGTTCTTGCATGTCAACCTACCCCCAGTAGATTAACAATTTCAGCAGTGACACTGCCAACGCCAATCAAACAGTGCCACCTAGCCGAAACTTGAAGATTTGTCCGAATCTCTCGGACAATTATTATTATAAATACTGATAATATAAAAATCAACTTAAAGATATCGCAAGTTTTGACAGTATTCGACAAATTATGTGTTAAGATTAGACTAATTCACAATCAGTTACATTGACCGCTGCGAATAGCTCTCCATCATGCACAAGCACAACTCTGTCTCCGCTTCTTTCGGACACTGTGTATTCATCAAACCAAGCCTTAATAGCTGTGCCGTCATAATCAGTATCGCCGACAAATCTAACTGTGCTGCCCTCTTCAATATCTTCACTGAATGGGATATCTGTAGGTGTATCATCAGGACCGCCGATAAATTCAAGGTTAGCAATGTTGACCGCTGCGGTAATCGCACTGCCGATACCTATAACAATTCTGTCTCCATTCTCTTCAATCACATCATATTCATCATAATATGTTGCAAATCTTACGCCGTCATAATCAATGTTATCAAGCACTCTAACTTTCTTGCCATCACCACGACTTACTGTATCTGTGTTGATATCATTGTCGTTATCGTAAATGCACTTAATAAGGCTGATGTTATCTTCATCAATAGCGGCGGTAGTTACGCCGCCAACACCGATAACAACTCTTCTGCCACTGGCTGATAAAACGCTGTACTCATCATAGTAAGTGCTGAATGGCTCGCCATTATCGTACTGAATAGCGTTAATAACCTTAACTGTATCGCCTTTGTGATACTTAGTGTCTGGTACTGGCTCATAGTCTGGCACTGTAACTCCTTCAACAACATGGTCTGTGCAATAATCAGTGTAACAGTAATTCTGGTCTACTGTCTGTCCGTTAATCTGTGTGTCTCTAAGGTAATTAACACTTCCACCAAATTGCCACATATCATAATCAACGGCAATTCTAGGTTCTGTATCTGAATACTTTGCTACCCAAACGGCATAACCGGATTCTTTTACTCTTGAAATGTCTACATAATTGTTAATGCAGTTCTCATATGAGTATAAACCAACATTCTTATAGCCTGCGTTTCTCATTTCATCAAGGAATGCCATAATGATGTCTGTAAGGTCATTACCAGTAACCATGCCTGCTTCAACATCATAGAACACTGGATAGCAAAATGATTTGCCTGCTAACAGCTGTGCAAAGTATCTAGCTTCATTTACAGCTTCATCAGCACTTAATGCATTACCAAAGAAATAGGCTCCTTTGTGGATTCCTGCACTTTCCAACTTGTTATAGCTGTTCTCAAACTCTCTATCTTTGTATAAGCCATCATCAGCACCGCCTGCCTTGATAATGGCAAAGTCTACACCCTCATTATCCTTTGCGCCTTTGAAATCAAAGTCTCCCTGCCACCTTGATGTGTCAATTCCGAATAATTTACTCATAAATTGCCTCCTAAATTTAGAAAAATGTGTATCAAAAAAGCACCCCAGTGTTTCCACTAAGGTGCTTGATTGCGAATATTAAATAGTTCAGGTCATTCAATAGTTGTATATGGTATTATATAAAATAATTAACGATTTTTAAATCTAATATCAGTAAAATTTACAAAATTGACTTTTGCAGAAGTTTTATTACTTTTTAACATTAATTTTATTTCCGAAGGAGATTCTATTACTAATGGAATTATATAACTTGTATTCCCATAAGGTAATATACTTAATTCTCTGGTATATGCTTTTCTTGAATTATTCAGATACAATGCTGCTTGGACTAAAATTTCTGAATTAGTTGCATTTCTTATAAAACCAATTAAAATATGAGCACCTACTAACATATTGTATTTCTGTCCAGTGTCAGTATAAGAATCGTATATATCAATTTCTTTTTCACCTGTATTGTAATATTTAATTTCAATATTACTGTTTAATTGCGTAACTTCATCACGAAGATTACTAATCATGTCATTGTTATTCTTAATTCCTGCGTCCATTATATTTAAGTTTGTCGCATTCCAAGGAGTACTTTTGCTTGGCGACTGTTGCCAGTTTACACGGCTGTATGATAAAAAACCTGTTAGGCTCATATTTTACCTCCTAAAAAACAAGAGTGTAGGCATAAACCCACACTCTCTGATGATTTACTCTGTTACTGTTCCCGTTATATTTGTTGTATCTGAATCAATTGTCTGCTGTTCGTTCTTTAACAGCTTGTTGACTTCCAGTTTGAAATTTTCATAATCATTATCGCATTGTGTCTGATTTGCAAGGTATAGTTCCTTGTTAGTGATTGTCTGACTAATTGTCAGTGAACCAGTTTCTGGTACAGCCGCATACATTGTCATGGCTGATTGACCGTTAATCACAGATGTTCCGCTTAAATTTGTTGTTTTCGTTATACTTAACATATTGTTTTCCTTTCTACCGCTGTGCGGATTTATATTAATTATTTGCTATGTCTTTGACATAGTCTTCTAATTTCCACCATTCACCATGGTGCCTTATATAGTAATAACCCTCTATATAACAGTTATTTCCACTTATATCTACCGTACCAGCTGTCTCACTATGTCGTATCCAATCCATTAAGTTATAATATGCATCACCGCTTCTGATATAATAATAATCATCAACATATATTCCATCGCGGCGAATGCTTACAGCATTTCTTGTTCCGTCTTCGTTTGACAGATTTATAAAATGTCCTTGTATTTTCAGATAGGCGCCAGTGCTACTTTTCATAAGGTATTCACCACCAATAAGAGTAGTGGTCATTGTAATACCTTCTTCAGTTACATTTACATTTTTAAATGTGCCTTCTAAATCAGCATTAACAGCTTTTAGCTTCTTACAGTCTATCGAACCATCTGCTGAAATAGTAGTGTTGGTTGAGGTAAGCGTAAATAAATTACCATTAATATTAACAGACTTATTTCCGCTTATGTTAATTGTTCCGCTTGCCTTAAGGGTGATATCATCTGCGATAGCTTCAATGGCAGATTTAAGCTCACCACTTGTTGGATCTTTCTTGATATAAAGGTCAAGGCTGGCTGTTGTAGCATAGCTTTTAAGGCTGTCAGTTGTGGCATAACTTTCAAGATTTTTCTTAGTTGCGTAATTGTTAGAGACTTCCAGCTTGATACTATTGCTTTCTTTAGTTATTGCTTGCGTTATAGCGTTATTCATAGCTTCTGTAGTACTATAGCCTGCAAGATTGTCCTTTGTCGCATAGGTTGTGGAAATTTCACTCTTAATACTATTACTTTCCGTACTAACCGCCTGTGTTATAGCATTATTCATTTGCATTGTCGTGCTATAATTATTCTGAACATTAGTTGTAAGTAAAGTTAGGCTTGTACTGATATTGTCCACATCAATTCTAAGTGAAGCGTTCTGATTAAGAAGATATGTTGTTTCAGTTGCACTGATTTCAACCCAATCATGTGTTCCGTCTGACTTTCTTATAAATCGCCATGCCCTTTGTTGGTCTTTCCAGTATGCAATAGTTCCAGCATACTTCTCATACTCATCTTCTGTGTACTCCCATGTATTGTCACTAGGGTACATATCATCACTTGGATAAACCTGTATGCTCCATTCGTTGGCAGGGTAGTTATCCTTAGTCGGCACATGTGTAATCTCGTATATCTTATGATTACTATTAAGCTGATTATCAATATATTGGTACTGATTTGTTACATCAACCGTTAAACCGTTTAAATTCTGCTCAACAGTTGTCAGCTTATTAGATATGCTCGTAACTTCATCTTGGTTAGCTTTTTTCTCAACTACAGTTGTAAGACTTGATATGCTTGATGTGTTACTGTCTGTTGTCTGTTTAATGCTATTAACAGTATTACTCAATGCAGTAACTGTACTGCTATCAGCCTTATTACTAAGGGTTTCGGACATTTTGGTTATAGTAGAACTATTTTCATCAACAGTCTGTTTAACCTCATTAAATGTCGTAGTATTAACCTTGTTACCCATGTCGGTTTCAAGGCTGGTTGTTCGTGTCTTAAGACTTGATAATTCACTGTCTGTATTAGTTTTCCATGAACTAATTTCAACATTAAATTTCTTAATTCCAGTAATCTCACCATTGATGTTGATAATGTCCTGTAATGCCTTAGTAACATCGCTATCCTTAATAAGCACCCATTCATATACAGGTGCTTGTTCTGTGCCAGTATTAGCAAATCTGTATGAATATCCGTCCGCACTTGAAGCCGGATTAACTACATAACAGATATCGCCTATATGTTTCTTTCTTGTGGCGTTATCCGTCCAATTAACAGCTGGCTCATTGTTAAGTGTAGGTATTTCTGTCTTAGTGAATGTCTCGATATTTCCGTCAATCTGACCTTGCAAATCTTCTTGTACTCTATCTAAGTATTCTTTTGTTGGTACTTCTTCGGCTAACTTATCTAAAGATAAAGAACCTGTTCCAATACGCTTACCATTGATTGTACCTACTGTGATGTTATCGGCATTAAGGTTAGTAACTGTGATTTTACTGGCGTCAATAATGCCAGCTGTCAGCTTATTAGCAGAAAGACTTTGCACCTTTTCGTTAGTCACCGCACCATCTTTAATAAGTGAAGTAGTAACAACCTGTCCTTTTACATTTGCAAAATCAATCTGTGCATACTTCAGATTTGCTATATCCGCTGTTAATGAATTGGCTTTTAACTGCGTGATATCAGCATTAGCCGCCTTGAGACTTTCCACATTGGCATTAATAATCTCTGCATATGTTGCATCTAACTTATTTGTCTTAAGATTATCAATATTAGCATTAACAGCCTTAAGGTTCTCAACACTTGCGTATCTTATATCAGCTTCATCAACAGACAGCTTATTGATAAGTGCCTTATTTACAAGTATCAAGTCGGCATAGTACCGTTCCATTTGCTTAGTGACAGGCCCAGAAGCAACACTTGTATTCTCTGTGTCAGATTTACCTATAGAAGTGACAGTATCCATAAGTCCGCCGTCACATTCGTGCATAATCTGCATTATAGGCACTTTATAATCAACGCCACCTTTATTGACAGTTATAATGTCGCCGACTTCTAATCGGTAATCGCCGACAAACTTAACTGTAAGCGGTCTAAATGTGAAGCCGCCTATCTTTTTATAGATTTCGTCAAGGGTCGCTTGTGTCATAAATGGATTGGCAAATGTTAATCCTGTTGCTCCGTCGCCGGAAGTAATTTGGCTTTGCTCCGTAGATCCGCTCTTAGTATTGTTACATGTCAATTTTTGTATAATAAAATCCTTGCTTGTTGTAAATGTAACACCTTGCTGATAATACTTATGTCCGTCAAGTACATAGCCGCTATCCTTATACCATCTTAATTCAAGGTTGCCGTCAGCATTAATTACCGCATTACTGCCTTGTAGCATAGCCATATAGCCGATAATTTCCCTATAGGTATATCCTTGCGGCTTTTCATTAATAGTATGCGTCGTGGTTATATTTGTTGCTAAAGATATGCCTAACTTACTGCATATTTCATTAAGAATAGCCTTGTCTGTGCTAGGAAATGTCATGTCCGAGAAGTAAGGCATATCAGCCTTATACATTCTGTCGTATGCTTCGTAGCTTGTATATTCTCCGTCACTTGTCTGCTTAGTAACTGTGAATATTCCCAACCGAATATACTTAATTTCTGCACCAACCTTAACACCCTCGAATATGGTAATTTCCTTATTTTCAAGATTTACTGTTGGCATATAAACAGAAAAGGTAACACTGCTTGCACAAGTGTTACCTATCGTAATTTCGTTATTGGGATTTATCATGTTTTGAAATTTGAAATTGTTAAGTGCTTCGGTATGTTCTTTTTTATCAACAACATACTTGGAATAGTATCTTGCACTATTTCCCTTAACAATTTCCGTCATAGCTGTGTCTAATATCTTCATTCTACACCGCCTTTATTGATTAATTAATGGCTTATCATAAACTCAATTGAGTATAATTTAGCTGGTGTAATTTCTTCACATTTATCGAATGCGTCCATAGGAAGCATTGTCATGTCAGGTGCTTCAATTTCTTGTTCATTGATTTCCTGCAATTCTTCCTGTAACTTCTTTAAGTTCTCTGATGTAACCTGATACTGATTATCGTTGATAACTGGATTGCCGCTGTCGTCCTTGTCTGCGTACTTAACCTTAGTATCTTCTATGGTTTGTAGTGTTGCCTTGTACAGCTCTTCTAATGCCTTAATATTGCACATAACAGCCATAGCAATTCTGCCTGTAGTCTTGTCATGTGATATGTTACTTAAGCTCTGGAATCTGTCTATTAACTCACTTGTTTTAAGTTTCATGTGGAACTCTCCTTTATTTCTGAATCAAACTTAATTTTGCTCCGACTATTAGTCCGTCCTCATTCTTTGCCCTTGTAAGATACGGATATGTCACATCTCCTGTGTATATTGTCATTTCCTTTTGTGTACCGCCTAAGAATAGGACTTGTGCTGTTGGAAAAGGATTGTCTATGTCGCTCACTACATTATCAAGCAACAGTGCCTGTTCTCCTGTAAGCGGCGGTAATTGAAGTTCTATCTTATCCTTAAGTGCTACGATAGTGCCTACCATTTCTCCGTAGTCGTTTCTTCCTGTATTCTTAGACCAAATTTTATTCCTGCTGTATGTGTAGCCGTTATATGCTACTGGGAATCTAACTCCCTCAATCACAACTGCGTCAATCAATCAAACCACCCCTTTCAAGGCATTAAAAAAGGAATGCACCATTTCTGATACATTCCTTAATATTTCTATTGCATTAATTTTATTAATACTGTATAATAATTGTACTGCTTGTTTAAGTGGTATTGTAACTTTTGGCTGTCAGCTTGTCGGACTGGCAGCCTTTTTGTTTTCCCAACTTCTGGGGAATCGTTGCAAATTTCTTGCAACGATTATATTTATTTCTGTTTGAGCCATTCTAATATTCTCAAGAAAATCTATGCAACTTCATTGAATAATTGCAGTATAAATTCTCTTCCAAGCTGTGTTATTCTCCTGTGATAAATAACCTTGCCATTGTCAAGGATTTCTTGCTTAATCTCTTCATATCCCATACTGCTGTATGGTGAATAAAGAACCCAAGTTCCATTGACACTGTATTGAATCTTTTTATCAGCAAGTAACTTATTAAGCTGAATAGCAGATTTCAGATTCAGCTCCTTAGCAATCTCTGTCATTGTATATGTCTTATTGACATGTGTTAAGATAGCATTCTTTCTTTCTGCTTCAACTCTTGCTTGTCTTTCCTGCTTTAACTTTGTTAATAATTCTATTCCAAAGTCTGGATTGTTCAGTATTTCATCAATAACATTATCGGTAGCATATATTCCATTCTTACGAATTGACGGAATAATTTCATCAGCTACTAATGCTTGAAATTTCTCTGCTGTTTCGTTTTTGGCTTTCATTGCTAGGCGGTAGAAGATGTTTTCTGGGATAAAATCTGGCAATCCATCTTTTCCAATCGGCTTTAAATTTCCGTGCCAACTTGTTGGCACGCCTAATTCATCAAGGTATTTCCTAATTGTTTCCCATCTAACAACCTCGTTACCACTTGCGGCTATTCTTGTAAACCCAAGTCCTCTAGCGACATTTTCCAATCTTAAGTACGCAACGCCATTCTGCTCATAGCAGTCTACGCCGCAAATATTCTTAGTGTTCATAGGTACTTTAATCTCATTGTGAGAACTATCTTTTGTAGTTGGATAATTATAACTCATTATTTTACCTCCTACAAAATCTTATCATTTGCTCTAAACAGAATCTATTGCGTAGTGGGAGCATATGCCCACAATGCCTCACGCAATAATATTATGCTACTCCCTTTGTAGCCTTGTCCTGTTCCTTTAAATCAAAATTATTAACATTGTCCTGAATGGTTTCTATCTGCTGTAAAACTCCCATAAGAACATATGAAACTCTTTCGTTTTCCATATTTGCTAAAACTTCTGTTACTGTTGCATGTGCAATTTCTGACGCTATGTCAATATTTGTTACGATTTCTACATTACTCATTTGTTTTTCCTCCGAAAATAATCTTGAATTTTCCGAAAGAAACTGATATGATAGATTTATCAATTCCTTTCGGAGTTGTGCTTTGAGTAGTCAGTTACCGCCAAGTAATCGTTGACTACTCTTTTTTGTTGTCTTTAAGTTCTTTTTCTACTAACCCTATGCCTTTCATAATGGTATCAGTTCTTGTTAATTCCAATTCATCAGCACATTTCTGAATACGATTAGCTTCATCTTTTGTTATCCTGATATTAAGATTAACATTTCTAGGGTTTTCCTTATGTGGTCTTCCTGCTGGACTAATAATAATCACTTCCTTTCAATTATTGCCCTTGCAATAATTGTCAAGCACTTTTTAATAAAAAATGGAACGTACCAAAAGATACGCTCCATTTAATCCATGTATTACAAAAAAATCAGTCCACATCTGTTGCATACAAACCTATGCTGTGAATAAGTTCCACCTTGTTGCTTAACCTTTTCTTTCTTATTGACCAATGTAAACGGTCTTAAAGGATTTAGATTAACAGTATATCTTATCTTAGTTTTCTGTGGTACAGTTGTCGTAATCTGCGTGTGAGAACAATCCCAACTGCTACATCTTGGACAATATACTTCGACCAATCCGTTTTCTGTCGCTCTGTATACCCCTTTAAAGTTGGGGTTCAACGATTGCTGAACTTGCGGCTGTTGCTTTTTCTTTATCCCTATTGCTTCTAGCATTTCGTTTAAATCTTTTTTCACTGACATGCGCATTCCCTCTATTGCAATTCTAATGTTAATTTCATAAGTTTTTTATTACCGCCTAGCGGTGTGACTTCTAAATCAACATTGCTCTTATCTTCCAGTATATATATTCTTGCAACCGTAATGTTTGCACCTGTCTGTAATTCTCTTGCAATATTATTGTATTCGTCAATATCAAAGCTAACTAATGGATAATCAAGCTCTTTACCGTTTTGGAAGCATGTAACATCATAATTATATGCAAAGGCTGTGTTATCTTTTGAATTGTTTGCAAAGTCAAAATAGACAACAACAACCTCTTTTCCATTGTTATCTGTTATTACTTCATGCTTAAGGTATTTGAGCGTTGTATTATCATATATAACTGTATCTGTGTTCTGTTCTGCTGTAGCAGCTTGTTTAGTGGCATTTATGCCGCCCGTATTGTTATTATTTCCATTTCTGTCAATTACTACTATTAACATTAATATTGAAAATATAATTGCAAAATAAGAACCCAAATGCCTTTGCGTCCTATTCCCTCTGCTTTTAACCAAATCCACAATAGCTACTATAAGTGCTACTGGGATTGTAAAAGTGAAAAGTGCCATAACCGCTGCCACTATGCTAAGTTTGCTGTCTTTCTTTTTCTGTTTCTTATCTCCCATATTGCATTACCCCTTTGCTTTTTATATAGCAAAAGAATAACACAATATATTTATCTTATCAATATGGAAAAGCCGCTTGACCTGTCATATTGGTGTATTGATTGGCATATCTCTGTGTTGTCCTAAACACTTCCTGTCCGTCAATTTGAACTATAACATTGCCGTTCTGCTGTCCGAAGTTGGCATTAGCTTCTGACATAGCCGCCACAACCGCATTGTAAACCGCTGGATAAACTGCATTAGCAATACCTGTTGTGATTTCCTGCTGATTGGCTACCGCTGTTCTTCCGTCCATAGTACCAACCATTTCGGGTCCAATTTCGTTTGCGACAAACAATTGTCCTTTGCCTGGGAATCCGCCGTTTGCATACCAATCAATACTGACTTTTGGCACTCTAGGCGGTGCAAGACTAAATTCTCCGTCAATCTTAAAGTGTGGTGTATCAATGTGTGGAAATTCAAGTCCTAAATCATTCCACCACTGCTTAAAGCTGTTCCAAGCGTTCTGTATCTTAGTTTTAAAATCTTCGATAGCCACAGAAATGCGTTGAAGTGCTGGCTTGCTATCCCACCAATCTACAATATCATCCCACTTTCCTTGAATGCCTTTTTTAATTCCGTCGGCTAAGCTTTCCCATTTTTCCTTAGTAAACCACGGTTTCACATCATTGCTCCACCAAGAAACAATTGCAAGACTGTTCCACCAACCAACGATTGAATCCCATTTTTCTTGTATTCCTAATTTCATTCCGTCAACAGCGTCAACCCATGTATCTTTTTCAAACCACGGTGCAACATTATTATTCCACCAGCTAACAATAGCTGTATTGCCCCACCAATCTGAAAAACTGTTCCATTTTTCGCTTAAAGATGTTTTTATGTTGTCTCCCAGTTCTCCCCATTTTTCCTTAGTAAACCATGGTGCAACACTTGTAGTCCACCAATTTGCTATATCATCTTTATGTCCAAATGTGATAGTTTCTATTACTCCGTCAATAAAACTAGGTAAATCTTCGAATGGTGCTTTTATAAGATATACTATTTGGTCAAACATTGACATATCTATTTTCTCACCTGTTAATTTTTCATTAAGCCAATTACCTAAGTTGAATCCAGCAATAGCAGCTACTATTCCACCTACTATTCCAGCGCCTATAGTTAAACCTATTTCTGTTGCTGTTCCTGCTCCTATAATAGTGCCTATATCTGTTGTAAGTAATCCACCTATTCCTGATATTATGCTGCCTGTTCCAAATGATTTTAAAGCACCTTTAATACTTGTTCCTATTACTGTAACAAGTTTCTTTTTCAAAACACTTCCTAAGCCTGTAAATTTCAATGCCGCTATAGCCGTTATTAAGGTCGTTTCAATTGGTGCTGCCGTAAATGAACCACTCCATAATTCGATAGCTGCTTTAATGGCTTGCCATAACGCATTGCCAAGGCTTGAAAATATTTCAAGCCAATTAAGTCCAGCTAAATACTCTCCTATATTATGTCCAATTGTATACCAAGGAACATCATCTATAGCCTTTGCAAACCAATTAAAAATTCCTGCCACAAGGTTAGATGTATCTTGTCCTGCTGCATAAAAATCCCCGATTGCAAAATCTTTAAATATCTTCCTAACAGGTTCAAGTGCTTTCTCTATCTTATCAGCCCAAGCAACTGCCGAATTTTCCATATTGGCAAATGCCTTATTCCATGCTGCTTCATAATCAGCCGCTGCCTTAGCAATATCATCTGTCAAGTCAATACTGCTGCCACCACCGCCGCTTGAACTCTTGCTTGAGCTTGTATCGTCCTGTAATTTATTTATTTCATCAAATCCCATAAGGGATAATGTAGCTTTCTTAGCTGAATCAGCCACATCTTGATAGCCATCTGAAATATCTTCTAAGCCGTCTGATGTGTCTTTATATCCGCTTTGTCCGAAGCTCTCAAAGTCAATCTTAACGCCCATTAAAGAAGCAAGGTTGACTAATAATCTTTTGATTGCAATAGTTACTCCGTTCACAACTGGCATAACCTTTGAAAGAATTGGGATAAATAGCTGTCCTGCTACCATTCCGACTTCTTTCATGTTGTTGCTGAACTGGCGTAACATATTACTTGGGGAGTTGATTGTCAAATTTGTTATCGTATAGGCTCTTTATCCTATACTTCTTATAGTTTCCTATAAGTTCAGAGTACATTATCACCCACGTTTTTACGTTTGGTTTGGTGGTAGCCACTTCCACCTCATACTGCCCTATATGCAGTAGTGTCGGACACTCTTGGGAATATTATATTTATTCAATTCCTACTCGTTACGATACTCAATAGCCTATTCGTAATCTATTGAGTTATCTCGGTATTAGTATAGCCTAATAGCCTTAACCTTTACCGATTTTGCCCGATTGTCATAAGATATTTCTATTCTTATGCAACACTTGGAAGATAAGCTATATTATTAACTTTCTTCCGTCTATTAGCTAAATCACCCCAAGATACTTTTGATTGGTCTAATATTGCTAATACTCTTAACTGTTGCTTTTCCATCTGTGTCATTTCCGATACAGACTTGGAAATGCCTAAGTTATAAGCATATGTCGCTAATGTAGCGTTAGTAATATCAATACCATATTTATACAATGCCCTTGATTGACCGATTAAGCCGCTTTGTAAGTTCTGTGCAACCGTTGAATAATCCACGTTAAAAAGTGAGCTTATATCGCCTGCTAGCATTGTCATTGACTTTGTTATTGCTGTTGTTGCTTCACCTGTCTGTCCTAGTGAGTTAGTGACAGAAGCCAGCTGTGAAGCATACTGTGTTATCTCTTGTATGTTAAGTCCTAAGTTCTTTGCTCCACTTTCTTCAAGTAAGCCACCTTGAACATTGACTTTTAATCCAGATAGCTTTCCGAGAGTATCATTTACTCTGTTTTGAAAACTTTCTGCGTATGCTGTTGCGTTATCGTAGCCGTACTTTTCATAATCCTTATCCCATTCCGAACCAATCTTGCCAAATGCAACGGCTTGATAGTTGAATGCTTCAATGTAATCTGTTGTTGACTTAATAGCTTCTATAAGTTTCTTACTACCACGAATAATCATAAAATAAGTGGCATAAAACTTACCTATGGCACTTGCCAAGTTCCAACTACTCTTAGTTGCTGTTCTAGCACTTGTAGAAACGCCATACAGTGACTTTTGAAGTGAGTTTGAAGAAGTACCCACCTTACTGCCTTGACTAGCAAGATTCGCCAATGCGTTAGTCATCTGAATAACATTCTGACTGACATTAGGTGCTCTTGATAGCGTTGTCATTAAGCCGTTTAAAGCATTACCTAGCTTTGGAATGTTTATAACGGCGTTTTCTATACTCTTACTGCCTAACTTGCCTAGCGACTTTGCAAATTCTGTTACCTGTGTTGCGTTCTGCGGTATAGCTGATATGCTCGCAACTGCCTTTGTGACAGCTTGAAGTGATGTAGCTGTGCTAGTTAGTGCAACTGAATCAACAGAACCTATCTTTGTGATATTCTTCGCAAGTCTTGTGAAATCTGCTGTTCCTGCGTTCATATTCTGCATAGCAGAACCTAACTGGCTAACACCACTCGCAAGGCTGCTTAGCGACGAACCATTCACAGTTGCAAGTGATGTTGACAGCCTTGTAAGCTGATTTATCAGTTTATCAACAGAATTGATAGCTTTCGTGGCAGTACCGGTAATTTTGACTTCTAGTGAATCTAATTCCACGCTTTAACCCCCTTTATAGGATTGTTGGCGGTAGCCCTCTCTTTTCAGCTTGTGCCGCCCATTTTTGCTCATTGAGTAACATTCGCTGTAACTCTTTATCGCAGGTATCTTCTTCGCTTCCTTCTGTTTTTTCTGATAAAATAGCCTGCTTAGGATATTCAATATGTGTATCTTTACTAAATGCCGCACCAATGCCGCAAGAAATAGCCGGTATTGCATAGACAAGAAACCAGTTATACATTTCTGCGTCTCGATTTTGTCTATCAATCTTTTTGCCTTTTGCGTATAGTAATAATTTCGTAGGTGTCATTTTTAGAAAGTCTGAATAACTAACGCCTAGTGAACTGGCTAAAACAAAGTATTCTTCCCAGATTATTTTGTGGAAGTCTTTTTCTTGTGGTCCTGTGGAACTACTGTCGGCTTCTTCTGCTCCCTTGTCGCTTCTTCCACATTGTTCGCCATTTCCTCTAACATCGTCGTTATTCCGCTCAGTTCGAAAAAACCATCATCTTCCATCGCTTTCTTGATTTCCTCGAATAGTGTTCTGTATCCGTAACTCTTATCTGTCTTTCTCTTCTCTGTGATATATGCCCTGGTGAGTTTCTTTGCTTCATCCATAGTTACAGGATTGTTGTCAATGCAACCTGCATAAATAGCCAAAATGCAAATCTCTGGCACATCTGCTGTCATATTTGCTAATCCATCAAAAGAAGCCTGTGCAACATTCTTATCTGTCTGTGCAAGTAAGTAAGAACCATTTACGACAGAAAACATTTTCTGTACTATCTCTTTGCACTCTGCCGCACCAAAAGAGAACTCAACTTTGTATTCTTTTTCATTTACATTAATATTCATCATAATTTTTACCCTTTCCCACCCTATCGTCCATATAGGGAAAGGTGCGGATTTTACACCGCACCTACCTTTTAAATTATTCTGTTACATCATCAAGATACGATGTATAGTCGGCTGTTTTGGCGTTTGTATCACCAATCGACACAGCCTTTAATTTAGTCGATTGGCTTATCATTCCCCCACCTTTGTTACTGTGAAAGAACCATTTCCATTATCTACAACAGTAAGTTTATCCGTACACTCAACTGGTGATGTGTTAGGAACTGCTGTGACTGTCATTTCAAGTACAGAATCAGTACCGGAAACATCATTAGGTGTTGCTGTTGCCTGTCCGACAAATGCGTACTTAGCAACTGCACCTAATCCGTCAGAACCATACAGCTGAATAATATCAATCTGCTTTCCCTCAACCTTGATTAGGTCCTGTAAGTAAGCTTTCTCAAGATTACCTGTGTAAGTCTTAGCGTCAGATGTCTTAATACCCATTAAGAAAGTCTGCGAATCATCTTCAAATGTTGTGCTTTCTACTGTGTTAGGTGCTGATACTGGTGCTGAAATTGACTTAGCCGCAACCATTAACTTATATGAGCCTGCAAAGCCATCTTCGCTATGCTCCTTGTAGATAACTCTAGCTTTATAACTTGTACTTGCCATTGTCTTGTCTACCTCCTAAAAATTTGCAAAAAAAATAAGAGCATTTCTGCTCTTTGTTACAATAATCTGTCGTTTGCCGCTATCATTCGTCTGAATCTAGCGGTACTCTTATGTACTTTATTGTTGATTGAGAACTCCGGCATTGATGTGCCTTGAAATCTCATTGTCTTGAATGTATCTGCAATTACTGCCATAACCTTGCGGCAATCGGACTTGCTTGTGTTAGTAGTAACATCTACTTGGAATGTCACTAACAATGCGTTAATTGTCTGTCCGTCAAGTGTTTGTCCTTGTTCAACCGCTGACAGTAAATGAATGTATACTGTCGGAAATACTGCTTGACCGCTGTTTTCCCCCTCATTGGTTATAACTATCTTTGAGTATGTCTTTTTAAGCTGTGTTAGGGTTTTAGCCTTGACAAGTGCTGTGACTGTGTTTTCAAGGTCTGTCGCCCAATCGTTTGCATTTGCCATTAACTAAACACCTCTCTTGCTATCTGCTTATACTGATTAATAATCTCTATTGTAGCATTATACATAGGCATTGTAGCTTTAACGCCATGTGTGTAGTGCCATTGATTATCTTCGCCCAGATAGTACCAGCCATCTTCAAAAGCGTGTATCTGTCCAGGATATGTGCCTACACCTAAGCCAAAATCATTAGCCTTTGGGTTCTCATTACCGCTGTTGTAATGAATACCTGCACCAAATTCAATCGCTAATAGCGTGTAAAACGGCTCTCTATCTTCTACTTCAACAGTTTTACCGGTAGCAATCAAAATAGCTTGGTAGCCATCTTGAATAGGCTTTCTGTCAACTCTTAATGTTACCGTTCTGCCTAACGGACTTTCACTAATGTTCATAATTGCCGCTTTGTCGCCTAACTCTGCTAATCGCTCAACAAGCAATTCACATTTATACTGTAAACTCTGCTTATACTGTTGTAGCTGTTTGATAGCTTCATTTACGGACTTTTCAGACAGAGATATATTAATTGTATGTCTTGCCATATTGCACCTACTTTACAACCGCTTTAAGCATATACTTTGTTGAATACAATGCCGGCTTAATACCTACAATCGTAAAGTCCGCTGATGTTTCATCAATAAGGCTGTCAGATGTGTATGTAGGCTTGCTATCAAGCCAGATAAGGTCGCCTTTTTGAATAGGTAACATATTCCTATCTGTTAGCAAAATAGCGTCAAAATCAGTGGTATCAAAGCCATATTCCTTACTCTGTGCTTCTCCACCGCTGAATGATATATTTGCTTTGAAATCAACTGGCTCTGAAAAACCTGTTTTCTCACTAAGGACTTTAGGTATCTTATTCCCATCATCATCAAGATAAGGAATAAAATTGCCCTCTGTGTCGGTATATCCCTCATACAGGATATTGCCATCATCGTCTCTTTCATAGATGGTTACTGTCTGTCCTTGAAGTGAATACTTCATAGCCTGCTTATTAATGTCAAGCATTGTTCTTTACCTGCTTATAAATCTGATTAACACCTGTGCTTGATAATCCCGACACAATTCCTACTGCTGTTGCATTAAGAATGTCATTTGCCGGAAAGTTTGGTATTACATGCATACCCACAACGCCTAAGATACCGCCTGCAACACCTACGATTATAGGAATGTAATTATCCTTAACCTGTGGAATTGCCTTAGCTCCTAAGCCTATCAGATATGCAATTACAACGATTGCAACTACTGTTGTTACTGATGTTATATCCATTCTACTATACCTCCTTGTCCTCAAATCTCTTAACTAATTCATCTATTCTGTGATGTGCCTGCTTAGTGCTTTCCTCAACTTTAACAATTCTGCTATCGTGAGAATTAAGCTCTCTTCGCATTTCTGTAACTTCTTTTTTGATTTCTGTAGTATTACTTGATATCTCATCAAGTTTTAAATTAATTCGGGTGTTCTCTCTCACCCTCTCCTCAAATTCCGAACTATTAGCCTTTTTATCATTCTTGAAGTTGAACGATAAGCTAAAGAATCCAAAAAAGACGGAAAAAGCAACTGAAATAATGCTTATAATTACTGCGATTGGCATTGATATACCGCCTTTCATAATTAATAATGGCACACCGCCCACCACCCTTAATGTGTGCCGCCTGCTACCAATGCGGTAAACATACCGCTATGGTAACGCACAATCTTCTATAACACTTTAGCAAACGGAAATACCCCGACAAATAAGCTGTCTCTGTCTTTCCAAGTTCTGTTTACACCGTTCTCATTGTAGCTTGCCATAAATGCTTCACCGGCTTGCGAATGGTCATAGACAGCCAGATTAACAATAATACTCTCGAATTTCTTTAAGTCCTCGGCTATCATTTCATCTGTGTAGCTGTCTGGGTAATTTCTTCTTGCCTTTACATCTTCTGTAGCCTGCTTAATAAGCTGTTCAATAATCGGATTATCTTCTTTGTTATCGAACACTACCACATCAGATGTAGTTTCATCATCATTTGTGACTGTATCAATATGAAATTGTTTAAGTCTAATTTTGACTTGCTCTAATGTGGTGTATTCCATAATTTCAGCTCCTATAATCCTAACTTCTCAATTAACAGCTTCTTTAACTCCGCTCCTGTAAGTTCTTCTGCGTTGCCTATACCCTGTTCTGTGGCAAAAGCCTGTAAATCAGATGTAGACATACGATTAATGGTTGTTTTGCTATAATCAAAAGAAGCCCCGGAATTGTTATTTTCCGGAACTTCATCTCCTGCGTTATACCATTTGCCATTATGAATCACTATATATGGATATTTCATAGTTGCACCCCCTACTCTTCGCTATGAACCTCATATACGAATGTGCTATCCATATTTTCGTATGATGGAAGTACCACTTCGGAAGCAAATGTTGACATCTTCATAGGTGGTCCGTACTCTGTCTTTGTAGCGACTGTAATACCTGTACCGTATACTGTTACATCTACATCAGCTACCTGTCTTGCAGTTCTTTCTTCTGGTGTAGTACCGAACCAAGTATTACCAAGATTACCTTCTGGAAGAAGTGTAACCTTATTATCTGGGTAGAAATACTGTTCCTTACCATCATCATCAATGTACATCTTATCGTAAAGCACAATAGTGAGCTTTGTTCTCTTCTGCACTACTGAAACAACAGTATCATCATCAACCTCAATAGTTGCTGTAAGGTTCTGTGCAAGAATTGAGTTTCTTATCTGTGCATTGTCAAGCAGATACTGGAATGTATTGCTGTTCATAAGTACATATCTGGCAATCTTGCCCTGCTTCTGTAACTTCTTTCTTGCGTTGTTAAGGTCTGTAAGTGGCTTTGAATTAGCTGTATCACTCCACATACTTGTGCCAGATAACTTTGCGTAGTGGTCTTTTGTGTATGAGCCATCCTTATCATAATCATAAGCATACTGAACACCATCACTTACAATGGCGATTACTGGGTGACCTGCACTTGTAGCAAGAAGTGACATTCTCATGCGCTCTGGAACGACTTCTGCACCGCTTACAAGAGTGTTAGTATCGTCATACACGCTTGATAAAGCACTTGCAAGGTAAGGGTCATCTGCTGACTGAATACGCTCAATTTCAAGCATTTCCTC